GGATGTCGCGGGCCATTTCGAGTCGGGTAAATTGATTGTTGGCGTGGTGCTTTGATAGCTTTCCAGTTCCGATCCAACGGGGATAAACACCCTGTCTCATCTTCAACTCTCGGTTCAATTCCTTCACGGTTTCTTTTCGGGATAGATTTCTCATAGTTCGGGCCAGTTGGCTTTTAAGTATTCATAATAGTCGCCCAGTAACTGGTCGGCTTTTTCCGAAGTGTCGTCAGATTGTGACGCGACATTGTAGCCGTCGATGATGTCCCGAAGACCTTGGCCTATTTCTTCCGATTTGAAGTAGTGAAGGACCGCAACGAAGTAGCGCTCCCAATATGGAGTTTCGTCCGCCGTTCCTTCTATTTCCGAATCGGTCGCGTCTTCGCGTTGAAGGATAAGACCGAGCGGGCTGGTGGGGATCGCGTTGTAAGTCTTCGCCCGTATTTCACCAGCTACGGCGGCGGCGGTTGGTGTGATCCGATGCAAGGCGTAACGGTTCGGCCAGTTCTTGTGAAGTAGTTTGTCGATTTCCTTGCCAAGTCTTTGAACAGTTGCCTCGTCGATGTCGATCCAAAGCGTTCGCTCGTTTGTCTTGGTCAGGAACGCGATGGCTTCGCGTTCGCCGATGTAGTTCATCAATACCCAGGCGGTGTATTTTATCCAACCGGCCTGTTCGGTTATACCCCCGTCGTGAAGATTTCGGGTCACAACGGAAAGGGGAAGGATTAAGTCGATTTGTGTGGGTTTCATTGGTTTGTGTTTTTTGGTTGGTTGTCTTGCGCTTGGCGCTTGCCGTAGGTTTGGGTGGTGTAGTGAATCAGTCGGCCGGTCCAGCTGGTGTACTTGTCACACCCGCCAGGAAAGAACCAGCTTTTAAAGTCTTCAACGGTTTGGAATCCATCGTTGAAAATAAGGCGGCGCATCTCCCACTTATCCAATACAACGCCGTCAACCTTGATGGTCAAGGTGGCTGCGCCTGGTGAATAACCTATTACGATCTTCTGAACGCTGACCACCGGAACGGCTGGCGCAAATTTGAACTTAGGCCCGTACATCGGACCGGTCGCGGGTTGGAACTCGAGCCGGTCGTGCCACCGTTCTTTTCCCTTGAATTCCCGCATGGTATGAATCTTAGGCCGAAGGTTGTCCGGGATAATTTTCTCCGCGCTGCCTTGTGATTGGGCGGCGATAAGGAGGGATGTAGCCTCTTCGGATGTTATCAGACCAGCGGACAAGTAGCCCAAGAGAATCTTGGGGACAAAGTGGGTAGGTGTCCCGTCCTTTAGTTTGGTAGTGAATTTTGCAATCATGTCGAATTGATTTTTTTGGTGATGTCTTTCGCTGGTTTCTTATCCGTCGAAAGTGCGCTCGTGCTTCCCGATTCCGGCGGCGGTGGGCTCGGTATTGAATCCATTCCCGCCGCAGGTAACTGGCCAGCACGAGCGCGATGATGATGGCCACCATTAAGCCTCCGCCGTTTTCTTCGCGGCAACGGTTCCAGTCGCGGTGGATTTCTTCGGACGGCCGACCTTTTTGACGACGGCACCGCCATCGGGTTCGCCGGGATCCTGCGGCGTTCCTCCCTTAGCGGCGTTTTTCATTTCGTCGATTTGGTCGAGGAGGTTGGTTTGGCCTTCGCCTTTCGCGATGTCTTCGCCAGCATTTTCGCGGCGGCGGCGGTCAACGTCAGCGAATAGCACGTCGCAGCATTTGTCGAATGTTTCCATGTACGCCTCCCGAAGTTCGGCGCGGTCGGCTTCCACGTCATTCAACATGGAGGAGGTGACCTTCAACGAGAAGGAACCGTTGGGGGCGGCCTTGCTTCCGCCGAAGGTCATCGGACCGGTGATAAACTTTTCCTTGCCTTGGATTTCGAGCGGCGTATTGATTGCCCGGCGTTCCTGCTCTTTGGTGATTTGAATGTCGAAGTTGTTGGACATTGGTGAATTGGTTAAAAAGGATGAATGAAATGACCCGGCCAGCGTGGTCGGATCGGAGTGATTTTTATTGGTCGTCTTCGATTTTTTCAACGTAGTTGTCGGTGATCGTGTCGATTTGACTTTTTACCGCCATTCGGACGATGTAGGTAGTCACGCCATAAGCAACCCACCAGGGCGCGAACCAAACAAATATCGCGGTGAAGTAAAACGCGGTGGACGAGGCTCCGGATGCCAAAGCCAGGAGGGTCATCGTTATCGGCCAATCATCAAAGGCGCGGCGTATCGCGGCTTTTCGTTGTGGTGTCTCGGTAGGCATTGTTGTCGAATTGATTGAAGTGATTAAAGTAATTCCATCTGCGTCCCCTTGGTCATCCGGTTCTGCGCGATGTTGAAGTAGTGCGTTGATAATTCCCAGCCGATGTAGGTGAACCCCATCGCGGCCGCGCAACGGATCGACGCGCCGTAACCGACGAAAGGGTCGCAGATAACCGTCTCGGGTTTCCCGCTGGTGTAGTCCCGGTATAGGGATTTGTAAAGTGCTGGCGGCTTTTCGTTGGGGTGTTGAATTTGGGCGGGGTGGACGCGGGTGGTTCGTATGACGCTGAACGGGCGCTTGCCTTCAAATTCGTACCGGCCTTTGGTGCAGTAGAGTATCAGTTCGTGCTGCGGTGCCGGGCATCCCTTCAAGTCTCCCATCCCGTGTAGGTTCTTATCCCATACAATCTCGTAAACCAGGGTGAAGCCAGCGGCGCGGGCGGCGGCTTGGAAGACGGCCGCAACATCCCAACGGTAAAAGATGAACAGGCGACCGCCAGGCTTTAGGATTCGGTAGGCTTCATCAAGCCATCCGACGAACGGCGCGTCGTCGTTCAGTATCTTCTCCAACGGTCCCCGGTTGCACCGGTGGTTACTTTGGAAGTCGATCCCATAAGGCGGGTCGACGGGCATCAAGTCTACGGAATCGGATGGAATTGACGGAAGACCAACGACGGGGTCAAGGCAGTCCGCGTTGATAAATTTACTTTTCACGGCGGGCGCGTTTAATTTCTGCCAGGCCGACTGCAGTGGTGGCGTTGGTAGCAATGACGGGAATCCCCAAATCGAGGGCGAGGTTGGCTTCGATAATCATTCCGGCGCTAACGGTGTGGCCATAGAGCCGGATGATGTCCACCGCTCCGGACTTGATCAGCGCTTCGTTGTTAGCCATCCCCCGGGCGCGTTGTTTGGGGTCGTCATCATCAAGGACGCGAAGGTCTACGAGGTAAGGGGCAAACGGGACGACGTGCGGCTCGGTCGTGTTGACCTGGCGGACGATAGCCTCGACGCGCTTGATGTTGGCGGAAACGTCCCCGCCGATGGGGTGTGCGATGTAAGCGATTAACATGATTCTATTTTTTTGCCTGTTTGTCCGAGATTCGCTTCCAATCAGGCGAAAACGCTAAAGCCGTTTCCTCCGTCACGCAATGCGGCGCAGCCCTTTTAAACAATTCACCCTCGAAGGACGACCACCCGCCGTCTTTTCTTCTTTCCGTTTCGTATTCTTCGGAGGATAATGGTCGGAAAGTGTCACCAGTCCTAGCCAGTATTTTCATGATGTTCTGCGCGATGACTTCGACTTCGTTTTTTTGTTCGAGGCTATTCATCGGAAACCTGTTTTTAAAATCAGATGGTGTCATAATTGTCGAATTTATTGAGTTTGATTATTCACCGGCTTCCCGGCGTGTTTGTAGATCGGCCTGGCTCTTGATGTGGTTGGCCATCAGTTCCGCCGCGTCCTTGGTGTTGATGAAGGTGTCGGATTCCATTCGGACGTTCGGGCGGGCCGACCGTTCAAACGGGTCACCCTTCGCGGCCAGGTGGTCGTTGTAGATTTTGTTGGCCGACCATTCGCTGCGGTCGTCAAACATTGTGGAGAACATCGTGTACAAAGTCGCGTAGTCGATGTTAAAAGTTCGGTTGGTCGCGGTGTCCTGACCGCTTGCCAGGTTGAGGACCATCTTCACCTGAGCCAACGTCAGGCTGGGGAAGTCCTTGATGATCGCCGCCGCCAGTTCCCGAACCAACGCCGGGGTGATGTCCGACCGCTTCCCGAACTTCAACAGGAACAACTCGACCATCTTGGCAATCAATGCCTCGGCCTTGGTGTCGCCTTTGTAGGCACGAAGGGAAACCATCGTCACCGACCGGAAGCGTTCACAGTCTTCCCACGTTCGCGGGCGGATGGAAGTATCGAAGGCGAACTCTTTGGCTTCGTAAGCGGCAAGCGCCGGGCCGATGTCGAAGCGTTGCCGTCCGATGATCCCCCGAAGGCGCTCGAGGTCTTCGTCGTCAGCTTCGGCAACCAACGCGCCAAACCGATAAAAGAACTGGGAATCGATTCCCATCATCCGCTTCCGGTTCGGGGTCATCTTTTCGGTGGTGACCGTCTTGGTGATGATCGCGCCAGGCTTGCCGTCTTCATCGACTTCACGCATCGGAACCATCAACGGCTTGCCAAGGATTCCAACCCGGGGGTTTCCGTCTTCATCCAGCGGGGTGTGTAGAACAGGCTCCTCCTTTTCCGTGGTGATCGTTCCGGCGTGGCCGCGAAGATGTTCCAAGATGTCCCGGCCACGTTGCGGGACTTCGGCCAAGGTAAGCGGCTGGTCGTATGCGGTTAATTGCTGGCTCATGATTAGAAGTTTGCGAGGGTGTCGAATTGTTGGGCGGATTCCGTGTCCGGTACATATCCGCCGCCGCTTGCTTCAGCGGCTTTGGCATCGATGAAGATTTGCGCGAACTTCGGGTCATCCTTGGCCATCCGAGCCGCGTCCAAGTATCCCTCGGCTTTTGATCCGAACAATGTGGAAGGGCGAACCCATACCCGGGACTTTGGTTTGTCGTTCCATTCGAAGACCTTCATCGTGACCATGTCCTTCAAATGGTCGACGGTGTACTTGCGCTTTAGTAGGGAAATAATTCCGGCGCGGTTTTTTTTCCCGCCGGGCATATCCTGACGGGCGAAGTCGCGGCCCGCGATGGTGTTCAAAAATATCAACACCTCGTCGGCTTCGGCATTGCGGTCAACCGCGCTTTTCTTTTTCGCGGAATTTTTTCTTTTTCCCGGAGACGCTGTCGCGTCAGAATCATCGAAGAGGGAAGACTGGCCAGCGCCGCCGTCGTGGTTTACCACGATGCCCGACACGGTTCCTTCTTCCTCTTTATATTCTTCTTTATGGTATTCTTCTTTATATGTCGGATTTAAATCCGAGCCAACTCGGATTTGATTCCGACCTGTTTCGGATTTAAATCCGAGTTTAGTCGGATTTAAATCCGAGTTTTCCCGGTAGTTGGCGTTGTTCCATTGCTTCGCGTATTCGCTGACAACGTGGACGAGGTCTTTCGTTCCATGCTTTTCAAGCATAACCAGCCCCTTTTTTTCAAGGCTTCGGTAGATTCGGTACATGGTGTCCACCTTGGTCGTGACGATGGGAAGATTTGAACAGGCCATCGGCTTCGCGGCGAAGTAGTAAATGCGGCCACCGATGACGATGGATTCGGCCCAGTTGGATAGTCGGGTAAAGAACCAAAAAACAGCGGCTTCGCTTTGGGTCAGATTGTGACGCAACGCGAACACCTGGTCGATGTAGAGGGTGCGTTGGATCATTTGAAGTAGATAAATTTCATGATTGTTGTTTGTAAAATTGAAGAACCCGCAGCGAACGGGTGAGAGCGTTCGTGCGGGTTCGTGGGTTTGGTAGCCACCCAGGTCGTGCAAGCCTCTCACCGCTTGGACGATCTGTATCGTGACACGAATATAGTCCTAAGACCGGACCCGCGCAAGACGTAGCGGCTTTTTTAAAAGTAGACGACTTCGCCACCTTCACCCGGCCAGGGGATTTTTGCGCCCGTGTATTGGATCACCCAACGGTGGGCGCGGTCCATCATCGCGCTGAAGTCGTGGCGTTTCATCGCCGAAGACTTCACGGTTGGGTCAAGATATTCGACGGCCATCGGTTCGCCGTCTTCGCCGTAGATGTACCGGGCATCTTTCCCCCACACCAACTCGAGCAGACCGTAGTGAAGATCCAGCCGGTGTTTGTAATCTTCCGGGTGAAGATGATCCCAGCCGAGGTGATGGTGAAGGATTTCGGCAAGGAACGGGATGAACGTCCCCATCCAGTACCCGTTTTGGGACTTGGACCGAAGGGTGTCGGACCGCATCGCCACCAGCGTCACCGGCTGGCCTTTGAATTGGTCGTTGATCGTTTCGATCATTCCCTCCGGCCATTGGTGAACGTTGTCGGTTTTGTTCCATACCCCGGTGAAGTAGATACGTTTAGCCATTGGTTCAAAAAGGTAAGTCGTCGTTCATGTCTTCCATCGTGACCGGTGTTTGTCCTGGTATCAATCGAAGACGAACAAGGCGCAGAATGTATTTTGTCAACCAAGGCCCGTCGGGGTTGATGTCCGGGTATTCATCTTTATCCCATTTGAACGCGACCTCGTACCAAACCCCGGAGGTCTTCGCTAATTGGATAAGGTCGTCGTCAAGTTCAACGGCTGTGAACATCGCCTCGGACATCAGTTCAAATACTTCGGGACCAATGCCCCAACGTTGAAGAACATCGGTGACAATCATCCCTTTGTGATTCCAAAGGGCGAGGCCGCTTTCTTGTCTTGGTTCTAAAAATATGTTTGCTACTATCATTTATGTCGAATTGATGGGGGTGAATTTATTCGGGGAAGATTTGACGGATGGCCATGTTGTAGGCTTGCATGGATTCCCAAAGGGTGACGCTGTCCGTTTCGGCCTGGTAGAACAGGTGGCCAGTCCACCACACAAAGACCGAATCGGTCGGGGTGTCGGTGGTCCGCCGTTGGTAATAGATGTCGATGGGTATGCCGTCAACATCAAGGCCGGGGGTTTTGTAGATGAAGGCCGCGCAACCACCGACCGTCAGGCTGTCGGCAAATCCTGACGTTTTGCAGTCGAATGACTGGGCGAACACCAGGAGCGGGAAGACGATGGCGGCGATGGTTGCTCGGAATTTCATGGGGTTGGATTGTGCTGGCCAGGTGGCCGGGTTATTTGATGTGGTTGACGACACCGTTCTCGTCAGGCTCTCCCCACTTTCGTTTGGTGTTGATCAAGTGTTTACGCTTGGCGGCGCTTAACAGTTGGGGCATGGTCAGCTTTGCCCGTCTTGCCGCTTGGATCAGTAGGATAAATGCGTCGGCATATTCCAAGGCATCGAAGGGGGCGGCAATAAGTTCGTCCACCTCTTGACGAAGGTGATGAAGTGGGGGAACAGGATCGCCGGCACCGCCAAAAGTCTTGTCGGCGAACGCGGTGATTTCACTTTGGAAGGCTTGCCATTCGTCCAGTTGCTCGTCGAAGTCTTCGGGTCGGTAGTCCTCCAAGGTTTCCAATATAGCCGAACGGTCAGGATGATCGTCAGGGACCAGGGTGGCCAGTTGGTTCACCCGGCGGTGATACATCCCGAACATAACGATCACGCTCTCGGTGTCTTCGATGTGTCTCCGGACGGCGTGGTATCTGTCGTGAAGTTCCAGCGCGATGTTGCGAATGATTGTCGTCTGCTTATCGGTAATGGTCACCTTTTTCGGCTGGTCCGGTAGTAGGTCAACGTAAGCCTCGAGGAGATTCCTGGTGTTTGAATTTGGTGGGATAGACTGGCGCAGTTTATGCAAGGCCATTCCTATTTCGATGTTTTCCATCTTGGTCGAATTGATTGGTGTGAATAATTACGCGGGAACGGGTTCGCCCCAGCGCTTTAGTTTGGCGGCTTCGATGTTGGCGGTGATTTCTTCCAACCTGGCCACCGCTTCCTCGAGTCGGCCTTCCATCTGTTTGATGAACGGCTCGTCGCGGGGGATCAACATCCAGGCGATGCGGTCGCGGGGGTCATCAAAGTCCGGGTGATAGGAAAAGAACAGGGTCGCGTCGGTTTCGGCTACCCAGCACTGGTGTTGCGTTTGCAGCCAGTATTTGTGTTCGATTTTTTTCAGGTCGTCCGGCTTTTGCATTTCTAGGAATTGCGTGTGGACGTTCGGCATATAGGGCGCTTTGCCTTCGACGGTGTAGTTCATGGAACGAATCAAGCCGTCCGGCGTGGAGCCGTGGTAGTCGCCACGAAGTAGGAATTCCTGGTCGTCACCGTAGTCGGTCACATCGTAGCCAGTCATTTCAATCAGTATCTTCATCGCCGGGACTTCGTGACGATGGCCCCAGGCCATTTCTTTCGTCGTCACCCGGGGTATCTTCGCGCCCTTCCGTTGGGCTATCTTCTTTCGGATGTAGGTATCGGCACCCTTGGCGTAAGAGTTGCCCAGCTTCGTGGTGAAGAACGGGGAAATGGCGGAAGACGTGAAGCGGCCGCGCCGTTTCTCTCGCCATTCGGCCTCGCGTTCTGCGCGTATTCGGGCCAGCGATGCGGCGGCGAAGGCTTGCGGGTTGTCCGCCATAGCCTCCGCCGTCGTCATCAGTTGGAACCCGTTAAGGTTTTCCAATGCCATCGGTTAGGCTTCGGTAACCTTCACGTTGGAATCGACCTCGACCTCGGTGCCGTCTTCGTCGTCATCAAGGAACACGAACAAGGAGAAGGTCTTCATTTCGTTCGCGCCCGCCGTCTTGCAGGTCAGTTCCACATCGGAATCGATGGGAGCGCCGATCTTCAAAAGCTCGACCGCGTTCATGGATCCGGTCAGGCGAATCCCGTCAAGGGTATCAACGACCGCGCAGAGAATCTTCTTTTTGTCACCTACGAGGGTGCCGTCGTTCGCGGCCTTCGCGTCTTCCAACTGGCGACCGGACAACTCTTTGAAGATGTTCGTCCACCCCCGGAAGATTCCCCGGATGATGTCACCTGGCGTGGCTTCCCAGTAGGCGCTGGTGATGAGTTGCGCGTCCTTGGTGCTTTTCTTTGCCAGCTTCAACAGCCGCTCTTTGCGAACGCGGAGCGCGTCCTTGGTTACACCGACACCGGTGATGATACCGCTATCGAATTGGAGGCCGGTGTCTTTGCCGTCCTGGTTCGCCAGGTTCTTGATGGCCTTGGCGGTTTCGGTGTCAGCGGTTTTGGTTTTCTTCGTCTTGTCAGACATATCGAATTGATTAAAAAAGGGTGATTAAAATGGAAGCGCCAATCGCGGCGCGTCCGGGTTTAGCGATGGCAAAAAACGCCACAGCTTTTCTGTTCTTCGCCGCTGTCGTAAAATTCAGACAGATCGCCGATTAGGTTCATTTTTTCAGTCGCTATGAATTGCCGAAGGGGGGGCATATTCGACCGGATTCGGTAGTACTTGTTTCGGTTGTCTTGAATGTATTCCTCAAGGGCTTGGACCTCTTGAATTTCATCCAGTGCCAGGTGAACCATTGCCGCGAATTCTTTCTTGCTTTTGAACGGGCAATACTTACAACCGCCCCGGCTCATGTATGCCGGAAAGTCGGGAAGCAATCCAAGCGGCTCGAGTAATTCCTTGCAATCTTCGCGGTCGAGTTCGTCTTCAACTAGCGGATACTTGTAGGCGATGTTCTTCCCCATTTCAAGGTTTCCGATTCGGTCTTCGTCTTCGTCAGCGTTCAAACCGATCAACAAATCGCACTCACCTTGCCGTTGCAGGAATAGGTCGATGGGGATCACTTTGAAAAGCGCGGTGCAAAATCTTCGCCGAGCGGATGGCATAAACTTTCGGTAGATAATGTAGTCCGTCAGGTTGTCAACTTTTTCCGTTCCGACCGTTACGTTGGCTTTAATCTTGACCAGTTTGAAGTCGCCGTCGTGGTATTCGGTCAGCATCTTCTCGACGTATTCCAGGCGTTCATACATTCGATCATGCTCCCCGCCAGTATCGCAAAAGATAGCGGTCGCGCCTTTTCCGTAAAGGACACACATCGCGGTGGATTCTACACCTCCGGAGAAACTGATAAACTTCGGCCTTGCGTCGTTACTGGTCTTCACTTTTGATGTTTGTCGAGGGCTGTTTTCAAGTCCTTCAGTTCCTGAATTTCTTCGCGGATGGTGTCTTCCAAGATACAAAGAAAGTGATTGAAAGCGGCGGATCGGTTCGGCCGTTTCGTCAGTAATTCCTTCGCGTCTTGCCATTCGACGAGGAGCGCTTTGGTGTCCGGGTGGAGTTGAATCTTTCCGATTTCTTCCCAGCGGTCCGTCTGTTTGAAGACGCGCTCCTCGAGGGTGTCGGTGGGGTTTACTAATTCCGGGTTGCTTCCGGGGCGGATGACGTTGTTGATGTCGATGGCCATAATGGGGGATTGTGGGGGTGATGATAATGGTGACTATTCGGCGGATGGTTCCACTATCGGCCAAACAAAGGCGGAAGTGTTGCCATGTTCGGCGCGGTGTTTACGAAGCGCGGTAGCGGCGGACCAACCGGCATCGGTCAGGGTGACGTGGCCATAGTTTTCCGTTGCCTGGGCGCTGTTCTTTTGGTGAAGGATGTCCCCGGATTCCATCGGTTCGTGTTCGTGGATCGTCAGAAAACCAGCCTCGGCCAAGTCCTGGACACAATCCCAGTCGTCGTGCTTTAGCTGTTCACCGCCGTCCCGGAGTCGTGTTCCGTACTTGTCACCAAACCCCGCGCCGAGACGACGGGAGGCAAGCCGCCAGTTGTGTCGGTGAGTTCGCATATGGGGGTTCGGGGAAAGTTTGAACCGGCCGGTGTCGGTGACTTTGGTTTCAACGTATAGAAACGTGGTCCGGTGATCTTTGCCGAACTGGTCGGGCTTGATGAAGTTGGGGGAAGGGTGTGACATCGTTGTCGAATTGATGGGGGTGATAATGATGGGTGTGGTTTAGTTACCAAATTGGCGAAACATGATCAACAGTTCGTCGTCGTTAGGCCGGAAGTTTTTGAACCATGTCCGCGCCTTGTTTAGTTGGCGGTTATTCCGAAGGGATTCCAAGTCCCCGTCTTTTTCAATTGAACTATTAGGGCCGGTATTGTACGCACCTTTCGAGGGATAGTCGGAGAGGTCATCGCCTTCGGTGTATTCGCGTTTGTAGCCTATTTCCGTTTCGTTTCCCCGGATTCGCAACTTTGCGAAGGCGCGGGTCTTGGTGACCCTTTGGATGGTGATGATGCTAATGATTCTACCGCTGTAGTGGTCGCGCCGTGTTATCCGGTCGCCTACTTGAAGTTGCTTTTTCATGGTGTCGAATTGAAAAGGATGAAGGGGCCGACCGATTGACCGGCCCCGGATTGGTTTAGTTGTTGTGATAGTCTTCGTAGCCGTCCCAGTCGTCATCTTCCGGCGACGCTTGGAACTCGATGGCTTCGATGATCTCCTCGTCGGTCGGTGCCAGTTCGCCGGACACCAGGGACACGTCAAGGATTTCGATTTCGTCACCGGTGTCACATTCATCCGGCCGACCGTACTGGTCAGTAGATGCCGGATGTCCGGCGGTGAAGTTGTACTCGACGAAGACGATGGATTCGGTGTCTTCGATTTCGATGGCTAGTTCGGCGGTGTGATACATGGGGGTCGAATTGATGGGGGTGATGAAGATGGAAGCGGGCCGAATTATTCGGCGGGGCAAGGAGCGCCAAGGGTGGCCAGGACGAACATCGTCACCTCTTCGCCAAAGACTTCATCCATTTCGGCGATGCCGTAGGTCATGGTTTCTTTTCCCCAACGTTCGGTACAAAGGAGGACGAAGTTGGTGCCATCGGTGAAGATGCAGGTGGTGTGTTCGTTGATCTTTACGGCGGGGATTGAAGTGGCAGTCATGGTTGTCGAATTGATTGGGACGGTGTCCCGTTGTTGATGCTTCAAAGATACACCCCGCAGGGGTAACGAGCAAGTGTTGCGGGGGTATTCGTTCTTTTTAGTGGGGGTTGTGCGTAAACTTTAACTTTTGGCACGAAAAAAGCGCCCCCGGACGTGTTGCCGGGGGCGCTTCGGTGAGGCTGGTGATAGGTCGGTCGGGACTAAAACGGAATGTCGTTGTAGTTGTCGGCCGTTGATTTGATGGCCAGCGCGACGTGGTCCGGGAATTGCTTCACCAGTTCCGGCGATTCGATCACTTCGATGATTTCAAAGCACTCCTCGAGGTTAGGGTGGCTGGTGTTCATCGGCACGACGTAGTGCGCGGCGGTGGTGCCTTCGGTCTTTCGGTCGCAGTAGAAACCGACGAAGGGATGGCCAGCAGGTGCGGTGGCCACCACAATCGTCCCGGGGATGATCTTGACGGTAGTGGTCGGCGTGGACCAGTTGCGGTGAAGGGAAAGGGTCGGAAGCGGATGAAGCCCGGCAACTTCGACACCAGTAACCCAAAACGTCGGGTCGGAGTACTGTCCCCGGTCGTCATCAAAGGCGGGGAAGTTTACGGTAACAATTCCGAGTTCGGGATGGTCAGCGTTCGGCGCGACATCGGTGACTTCACCCTCGCCGTATTGTTGGGCGTAGACGGTCGTGCCGACTTGGAAGGGGTGGGGGAAATTAGTGGAAGACATAAAGGGTCGAATTGAAAAGGATGAAGCGCCGGGCGAAGTCGATCACCCGGCGCGGATGATGTTGATGATTAAACCAGGCGGGCGGCGGCGAAGGAACGGTAACCGTTGGCGGCGCGGTCGAAGTAGCGAACGTACAGCGGGCTGTAGTTGCCGCCGGTTCCTTTCGGACGCTTATCGGCCGGGATGGTTTCGATGTCGGTGGTTCCGGTCGCGGGGCGAAGGCTTCCGTCTTTCTTGATGTAGGTGAAGGACACCTCGCCGGTGGCCAGTTGCGCCTTTAGCTTGATGACTTTCCAAGCGCGGCGGAAGGCGGCGGATAAGTCGAGGCCGGTTTTGCGAAGTGCCTGGGCTAAGGTGGCGACGGCGGAGCGGATTTGGTTGGGCGTTTTCATGGTTGTCGAATTGATTGGTACGGTGTCCCGTTGTTGTTGATGCTTCAAAGATACGCCCCGCAAGGGTAACGCGCAAGCGTTTCGGGGGTCATCATTCTTTTAATGGGGGTTGTGCGTAAACTTTAACTTTTGGACCACAAAAAAAGCCGCGACACCTTGCGGAATCGCGGCCTCGATGGGTCAGTATAAACTTAGGGGTTTACAAGACCGACCCGTTTCGGTGACTGGTGAAGAACAAATTCACATAGTCAAGGTCCGGCGCGTTCTCCCGTAAGTACGCCAGCCATTCGTGGTTTGCTTCCCCCGCCTTCGTGAAGACCGTGGCCTCGTATGCCTCTTGCGTTTCGTTTACGTTGCCGGTCTTCGGGTCGCGGAAGTAGAACGATTCGATGGGGATCGTCTTTTTTTCTTCCCCGTGTGGTTGGAGGTAATACTTGTTGGAAGCGTCGGCCAATTTCGCCTCGATGTCTTGGACGGTCTTTCGGACCAGCCTGGCCGGGACGAAGTGAAAAACGACACCGGACAAATGCTCCGGGATGTCGTCTTTTATCCGTCGTCCTTTTTGTCCCCAGTCGGCCACGACAATCGCCTGGACTTGTTGGCCATAATCCACCCGGGACAAACGGACATCATACCAAAGGGAAAAGACGGAACAGGCCAACCCAACACAACAGACGACGAGGACAACGGTGGACCAGTCGTCCGTCTTGGTGTGGGTGATGTAACCAGCGATGCCGGTGATGGTCCAGGAGACGTAGTGCCAGGGGTTAAACGAAGTCATCATAACGGCGGTGCTTTGTGTGGGTGTGATAAGCGAAGGCGGCGGTCGCGCTGAAGCTGGCCATGAAGATCAAGGCGTAACCCCAGGGCGCTGATGCCTTGATGAAGGTGGCGAAGTCGATCAAGACCACGTAAAGGAAATAGATGATCACCGACGCGACCGCCATGCCGATGATGATGATGGCCGCGTAGCCAACGTTGTCCCAGTCGATGGGTTCGCGTTCCGGTTCCGGCGGTTGCGGTGCGGGGATGGTGATATACTGGTGAACGGTTGGGGCTTGCGGCGCGGCGTGAACGATAACCGGGCCAGGGGTGGCCATCGCCGTCGGCATCCCGGCCCCCGTCTTCATCTTTACGCGGCGAACTATTCCGTCTTCGTAAGATGTCAACCCTTCCCCGTTAACGTACTTATTCCAAGCGTCGTATTCCTCTTCCGTTAGCTTGGCACCGCGCCCCCCTATGACGGCGGGGTCGATGTATCGGGTGGTATAATATGAACCGTCTCGCATGGTGGTAAAATTTTAAAATTTAAAGTGGATGGCCTCCCCTACCCTTCATCCTTGTTAAAGGTCAAAGTCAATAAATACGGGGCTTTTTTGCCCCCCTTCCCCCAGTAGGGGAGGGGTTTGGGGGTCTTCTCCGTTGGTTTCAGGGGGTCTTGCGATGGTGGTCTTTTTCTCCCCGTTTCGGTAGTGTATCACCAGCCCGCCGCCATCCTGTTCTTTTCCGTATTCTACCTCTTCCCACTCCCCCGGCTCGACCGGTCCGGTCTTTACCCGCTGGCGGGGCTTCGGGGGGGGTGTTGTTGCGGATCGGATTTCTTTCGGGTGGTCACCATCGTCATCATCATCCAAGGGCAGAATGTATTCCGCCGCGTCAAGTTCCGGGATGTAGATGAAGCCGCACCAATATCCGATTTCGATGGCGATGCTTCGGAGCCAGTCGTAGAACATTAGCGGATTTCTTGACGGATGACGGTCAGGATTGCGGAAGGGACGAAGACGAGGCCGATGATTTCAGCGCCGCAACCGATGAAGGACCAGCCCGGGAAAAGTAGAACGCCGTGGATCGTTAACTGGTAGGCACCGAAGACGAAGGCGAATAAGTTGGCCCCTTCGTCGTCCTTGTTTCGGATGAAGTTCACGAACCCGGATAGTCCGACAATGATGCCAACAACGCCGAACGCGATGGCCGAACCCGTCCGAATGGCTTCGGGTTTGTCGTCCAAATGCGTCCACCAGTTAAGACAACAGGCAACGAAATCGGCCAAAAGCACGACGGACAAACCGACCATGATGACCGTCCGACCGGCAACGATGTCGGCCAAGGGCTTCACCTTTTTCGGTTCGGCGTGAGTGGCCAATCGCGTTTGTTCCTTTTTCGCCTTCGTCTTTTTGGCTTTGAACTTCGGGTCAGGATCAACGGCCGGGTGGATGATCGCGGGATGGGATGGGATGTAGATCGTCTCCTCGCCTTGGTCGTGCGTATGCTTTGGGAACGTTCCCGCGACTTTCTTGGCTGCCCCCCCGAAGTCCTTCGCGGCTTCGGTCAGGGTGGCCATCGCGTCGGATGCGGCCGCGTCTGCTTTGGCGTAATTCATGGAAGCGCGAACCTCCTCCGGCGTTGGCCATCCCATGACGGACGCGATGGTTTCGGTGTAGGGGTCTTTCACCCCGCGCTGAACGGTGGCCGGATCCACCCCGGCGGCGGTCCAATCTTCGGGTTTGCGCTCGAGGCTGTACTTGATGGCTTGCGCCAGTTGTTTCGGATTTCGTCCGGGTTTGTCCGTCCGCAGACCGACGAGACGCGCTGCGTCTTTGATGGTAATGGTGGGAATCATTGTCGAATTGATTTTGTCCTATGTTGATACAAAACTAAGGTTTTCGGACGAAAGTGGAAAACATTCAATCAATTCCGGTAGATTTGACCCGTCGAATTGATGAACCTGGGGCAATGCCTCGGGGGATGTCAGGTAAGCCCGCGCCCGCGTTGATCGGTGTCGCGGGCTTTGCTTTTGGTGCAAAAAACAACCCCCCGCAACCAACGAAGGCGCGAGGGGCTACAACTTACTGATCATGCGTTTTCACGCGGGTCACTTAGGCGGCGGCGGCGGGCGCTTCGATTTCGGTGACCAGCTTGGTGACCTTGGCCTTGGTCGCAATCTTCAGGGACTTGTCTTTGGTGCCGAACAAAGCGCGACCCTCTTCGTAAAGTTCGCGGGCGGAAGCTACGACGGTGAGGGCGTTGATGACGATCCCGTAGGCTTTGGGGACCAGGCCGAAGGCATCCTCGATAAGTTGTTCCGCTTCGTCGTCCTTAAGGTCTAGGACTTCGGTGAAATTCCGGTGGATGTCGTTGGACTCCTCGAGGGTGGTGTCCTTGATTTCTTCCCACGCTTCCGCCGCGACGGTCACGATGTTACCCTGGGCAATAAGGGCAGGGATGATGCGGAACAACGCGAAGTAGTCGCGCTCCTTGATGACGGCCAGGATGTCAACGACGAACGTGACCAGGATGGAAACGATGAGGTTGACGTTGACGATGCCAAGGGTGCCGTTGGCCTGACGCGCTTGCAATAGTTGCGGGCGAAGGTCCAAGGACTTGAGGTGAATGACTTTCATGGTGAAAGGTTGAATGGTGAAAGGGTGAATGAAATGACAACGCCAATCGCGGCGCGTCGGTTTATTGTTTGACTCGGGTAAAGGTAACGAAGATCGACCCGGGGGCTTTCATTTTGTAATCGTGGAACTGACCAGGTTGGAACCGCATGGTGGCGAATCGTTCAACAACGACCCCATTCACATAGCCCTTTCCTTTTATTTGGATCGTTTCTTCTATGCAGTCCGGGTGATTATGCCAGCCATACGCGGCGGGCTTTCCTGGCTTAGGTTCAAACTCACAATAGAACACTAGCTGATCGGGATCATCACAAGGCATCCGGTAAATGAAACAACCCTCTCCCGTTTCGTAACGCATAGGCGTTTCCGGGGTGCTGACGATGTAACTGGCCAGTTCGTCGAATGTTATCGAACCTCCCTCGGTGAAGGATTGCCGCATGGATTCGATGCGTTCGGCCAGTTCGTCAAGTTGATCCTTTGATGCGTTGTGAATGGCCAGGACTTCCGGCGGGATGATTGAACCGCCGGAACGACTCAGCCAAATTTTAACCTTGCTCATATTTTCGTAGCTTTTCAATTAGTTCACGTTCGCGCTTTTCGATTTCGACAACTTTGGCGTTTAGCTTTAAAAGGTCGTCAAGAATCCGGTCGCGTTCGGATGTTGTTTCAGTCAGTTCCTGTTGGACTCCGGAAAGTTCCGCAATCTTCATCGCCAAATCGCCCCGGGCTTTTGCAAGTTCATCGTGGACATCGGTGAAGTTCCGGTACAGTTCCGCAATCTTCGTGCTTTGTTCGTCGATCAAACCGGTGTAGGCTTTGTGAATCCGACGTACCTGGCCAGCCCGCGCCCATATTACTATGAACGGTGCGACGATGATTGTCAAGATGATGCCGCCTAATAATTTAGCAGCCCCGGGGTGTTCGACCAGGTATTTAAAAAATTCTTGTAATTCCATGAGTAGGGGGGGATGACATTTAATTAAATCCGTTATTCTTACTTTATCTTGACCAGTCGAATATATGACCCTTCAAAAACTTGAAGGTTGTGGCTAGTGCCAGCAAATGCGGAAGCGTTGAAAGTCATCGTGCCGCCGTTTGAAAACTTGGCGATTCCTTCCCTTATCAATACATTTTTGCCCGGCAACGTGTGGGCGTTTTGTGCGCTAAAAAATTGTGTACTTCCAAAGTCGTCTATTTGGTGTTGGTACTGGTCAATTTCACCCTGGGCAATTTCGGTCAGCCCGCCCCAAGTGTCATTTGTTGCATCCAGGATCATGCTGAAATTTTCGATACTTGTGGAACTTACGCTCGATCCAAAGTTGAAGAACAACTCGACTTTGTAGGTTCCCGCATCTATTCCCGTTATGGCCATTCCCGGGATCGCTTGTGGCGTTGTTCCCGTGACCGTCAAGGATGTCAGGTTGAAGAGTCCGAAGTATTCCTTCGGCTGTCTTACCCATTCCACGTCGCCATCAATATCCACCGTCGCCGTTGAAGGTTCCGAAGGCCGCTCGCTTGGCCAAACTTCATAAAAGTCAGTAGGGCCGTCATCAAAGAAGAACCGCCATTTTGAAGCCTCCCAGTTCAGTCGCATATCATTAAACGAACCATTAACAAAAATTTCATTCCCGCGATAATCGGCGGAAGTGAAGCTGGAGCCATGACCGACAAGAAGGCCTACTTCATCGCTGACTCCGGCGCTGCTCATATAGTTGCGAAGTTTAAAATAATTGAAGCCCGAGCCATCGTATGAATAAAATCCATTTCGGTATTCACCCGCCGCCGCGTGTCCAATTTCCAGACGTGTGTCAAATGAAGCGCTTCCCGGGTAACTAAAACCACGAACGTCGGTATTGATGGGGACTGCCACATCCCCCCCGTCTTCGATTCCATTTCCGTCTGCGGTTGCCGGATCACCTTGAATACCCTGCGGACCGGTCGGGCCTTCAGGACCGGTGGCACCTTGTATTCCTTGCGAACCATCCGCCCCGGTCGGGCCTTGTGGACCAGCATCACCCTGCGGGCCTTGTGGCCCCGTGGCCCCTTGTGGACCTTGTAATCCTTCATCACCCCGAACACCGCGCAAATGGATCATGCTGATATTGGTAGACGGGTGTATCGTACCGTTGCCCGATGTTGTACTTATCCGCCTGTTTAGTATTTCGATGTAGTCGTTAGCGGCCAAGGTTTTGACCATGAAAAAAGCAACTTGGTTATTATTGGCTCCGGAATTTGCGCGAACGTACCCCCCGCGAAATTGCGCGTCTTCAACATCTGTCCCATTTATGCGGATGCTGACATTTGAAGTCAGTCGGTAGTTTGCGGTCGTTCCGGTGTAGTTTATTGATCCCGTGATTGCATAGTTTCCAGGCTCGTCCACATATATCCGGGAGTTGTCGGTTGTGGTACTATGCGTGAAGGGGGAAGAGGTAACCTCCGAAACGTCAAAATTTATAGGGGTGTCAGATGTTCCGTTTGCGGATTGCCCCCCCGTAGACCTTAGTTGAATTATAGGCATCGGAACGACGGCACCCGTTCCATCTATTCCCGCCGGACCTTGCGGACCAGGATCACCCTGCGGACCTTGTGGCCCGTCAGCACCGGCTGGGCCTTGTGCGCCATCCGCGCCCGCTGGTCCCGTTGGTCCCGTTGCGCCATCCGCTCCGGCCGGGCCTTGTGCGCCAGGATCACCCTGCGGACCTTGTGCGCCAGGATCACCCTGCGGACCTTGTGGACCAGGATCACCCTGCGGACCTTGTGCGCCATCATTTCCGGCTACACCTTGAGGACCGGCTGGCCCTGGTGTGGTGGCAATGTTTTCGAGGTCTATTCTTAAGGCTGTGATGCTGTCACGTAGTTCCGTGTCGTCATAAGCCTCCGCCTTCAAAGGTTGCCACCCGGAGTTTGTGGTTCCGCCCGTCTCCTTGATGAAAGCGAACTCGTCAGGGTTCGTTGCGTTGATGTTGATGAAGACCGTTCCAGGAGGAGCGCCTACATTATTTCGCGGGTCAATAACACCCCACCGGTAATATCTTGTTGCTTCATCAACGTAGAACCGATTGGCCGCGTGGTCGTCAGATGTTGGATTGTCCAAGCCGATAATCTTCCGCCCGCCTATATTTATATCAATGTCGAAGGTGTCCGAAGTGTATGAAATACCTCCCAAATTATTCCTGAAAACGATATCCCCCGTAAGTCCGGGTTCGTCGTTGAAGTCAAGCAATCCGCCTCTGACATGAAGGCCTTCTATTCGGGATGATTCTTGCCGGGCATCGTTAAAGTCAATAAATAACTTTGCCCCCGCGAGACTGGTTCCAACTGTTGATAAGTTCTGCACTTCCGTATTACTTAGGCGGCTTTCATAAACCGCGACCTTCAGCATATTCCGGTCGAACGGTCTTTGATTTCCCGAATAGATGAAGTTGCCAATAACCGCCTCGTTAATTTGGGTATGTGAAAAGTCCAAGGCGGAAGATGCCCGCGAGACACCATCTATATAAATTCGGCCACCAGTTGCATCGAATGATGCGACGACGCGATGAACCCCCGCCCCGGTGTTTGTAGAGTTGAGCGGTGTAGTCATTGCATCACCACCCAACGCAAGAACAAACCGGCCGTTGCTTCCTTCATTGAAGTAGAAACTTATTCCGTCAGCTACCCCAAAGTTTGTCGCGCTGTTAAATATCCGGGGGAAGGTTTGAACCGCCGCGTTACCCGAATACTCCAGTACTATCGTTCCGCCTTGCCCAACATCAAGGTCACGCGGGGCGATGTTGATGTGTTGTGACCCGGAGAAAGTGTAGCCGGTTTCGTCTTGGTTCCATGCCGATAATGCGTCCTGGCCTTCGATCAAATCCTCAGTGCCATCGTAAGAAATTGGAAGGCCCGCGACGGTTGTTTCTATCCCACCGTAAACGTGCGCGGTTGTTGTCGCTACTTCATCTTTGACCGTAATCGTCTCGGCGATGTCGGCAACATAAAGGGGGGCATTGAAAGCGGGAAGGATATAAATTTTATTATTCACGACGGCCATCGACCCGCCGCGAACAGGTGGAAGGTTGCTACTTACTTGGCGGAATGAATTGTCCACGCTATTCACAACGATCCCCTTATCCGCCCGCATAGGGGCAAAATACACCAGGCTCCCAATCTTTGCGGATCCGAGGCAATATTGGTCATTGCTTCCATTTGGTGTGTGTTCAAGATTATGGGGAACGCTAAAAAATTCTTTTTCGACGGTATCGAACCACACCAGTAAATCCGTATTAAATGGAACGAACCGAATGAACCTCCCGTCAAGAGTGGCACCATGAAAGTAACCAACGGGCTCAGGACCGGACGCGGCTGCAGGGTGTACGTATTCACCGATGACAGCCCCTGTCTTTACATCAATCTCGAGGAGTTTCGTTGAAGCCCTTGGATAAAGCCACAAACTTTTTGCGGTATATCCGCCGCCAAGGAAAGAACGAACGCCGAGGCTTATTCCCGATATACCTGACAAGTCCGTTGTTCCAATCGTGTCAGCTTCGGTGTCCAGCCATTTCAACTCCGTGGCGTTGTGGGGAATGGCGAACATCTTGTTCTCATTGTTCACCATGACCGCACCGTTGAAAGCGTCGTCACCGTAGTCGTTGAAGGTCGGGTATTCGGCAACCAGGGACATCGTATCACCAGGACCACCCGGGTCTATTTTTAGCAGCGGACCTGACCACGACGGTATCAAATAAAGATATTCGTCATCGTGAACGATGCCGTTGAATTTATCCCGTAATCGTCCGGGCGTTTCAACGTTTTCATATTGAACGTGCAAGGTGTCAAATTCGCGGGTTAGGACATCCATCCGAAAGACAGCGTCGGCATCTTGTGGCGCTCCAAAAATGTACCGCCCTTTTGATGTCATCCCTAAAAAAGCCTCGCCAGTTACTACTCCGCCAGTCGGTATTTCAATAGGTGAAAAATTAAGATTTTCAAGATTTGCAGCGCGGAATGTAGAACCAAATCCATCCGATCCAATTTCGTCATATCTCACATATTGATCATCCGGCCCGGTTTCGCCTTGTGGACCTTGTTCGCCTTGTGGACCGTCTTGGCCTATTGGCCCGGCTGGTCCCGTAGAGCCAGCGGGTCCAGTGTCCCCTTGTGGCCCGGTCGGTCCTGTAGGCCCGGTTGCTCCCGTTGCGCCATCTGTCCCGTCTTGGCCTGGCGCTCCCGCCAATCCCTGCGGGCCGGTTGATCCTTGCAACCCTTGCGGACCGGTCGGCCCTTCTAAGCTGTCGATAAAATCCTGGACGGTGCCGGAGTTCCCCGCGTTCAACCATACCTGATACGCACTTTCGCCATCGTTCCCGGCTGGCCCGTCGTTCCCGGCGGGACCAGTCGCTCCAGTATTCCCTTGCAGACCTTGGCTCCCTTGTGGTCCAACAGGACCAGCATCCCCCTGCGGACCAGCGGGACCAGTCGCGCCCGTATTGCCGGTTGTCCCTTGTGGACCGGCCGGGCCTACTTCCCCCTGTGGACCAGTTGGACCAGCGGGACCATCTACCCCTTGTATTCCTTGCGGACCAGCATCACCCTGCGGACCAGTCGCGCCAGTCGGTCCCGTCGCGCCAGTAGCACCGTCGGAGCCTTGCGGACCAGCATCACCCTGCGGCCCCGTCGGTCCAGCTGGTCCCTCCGGACCGGCTTCACCTTGCGGGCCTTGAATACCTTGTGGCCCGGTTGGACCTTCAGGACCGGTTGGGCCATCATCACCCTGCGGACCTTCCGACCCTCTTATCGGTCCAACGTCTAACCATCCCGAACCCTGCCAAACGTGTCCGTGGCCATTGTCTTCGGTTATATACATTTCACCAACGGCACCGGAATACGGCAAGGGCAAATCTTGCTGAACAGGAACAGAGCCAACAATAACAACGCCGGACCCCGGTGGTCCTTGCGGACCAGCCGCACCCGTAAGATTTACGCCAGTTGGCCACCCTCCAGCCTTTGGCCCGTATATCCGCGTTGCGTTGGTGTCCATCCAAAAATCACCGTCTTCGCCGTCGGAACTGTTTGGCGGTCGATCACCGGAAAGTATCGTCCGGCCATCATCACCGTCATCACCGTCAACACCAGGGTTACCCTGCGGACCAGCTTCGCGCTGAATCCATTGGCCGTCATCCCGGAACAATATCCCGGTGCTTCCGTAAAGCACAACGTCACCCTCGCGGGGCGATTCGATGTTTATCGTGTCTCCTTGACTTGGAATGGCGTAGACAGTTCCCCCGCCCCTATTTGCCATTATGACGGCATTGTGTCCGAGAATCATTCCCTGTAGTTCGGCGGTTATCAATCCGTTTGCCTCCGGAACTACGGGGATGAAGTTGTTGGGTAAAGGTTCCCAAACTTGCCCTCGTCCTGACGGCTTAGATGCGAACCCGTTACCGCTATAACGAAGGGTAACAGGAACCCGCGACGAGTTCCCCGAACCAGCAACCGTCACGACGAACATCCGTCCTCCGGCATCAATAAACCGGTCACCTACTTCAACGTTGGAAGCCCGCCAGCTTTGATAGTATACGTCCTTCCATTCCTTCAACGTGCCGGTATATGTACCGCCTCCATTATCATCAAAGCCGCTGGCAACCGCGACCGCGACGTTAGAAACCCCGAGGGTGTCTTGACCAAATGCGCAAATAGTAGCCAGCACAAAGGCCAGCAAAAAGGTAAATCGTTTCATGATTGTGGTTTAACGTGTTAGAAGTATAGCGAACCCGTCGAGAGCGCCAATAGCGGTCCAAGTGTTTGTAACCTGGCCAGCCGATGCAATGGTTTCGGTCCGGGTGATGTTCCGCTCTTGTTTTGGCCATTCGAGAATTTCATTGGTCCCGGTGTCTTTGATTTGTGCGATGGCGCGGTCAGTTGGATCGCCTTCGTTCTCATTGGCCACCGTGAAGGCGAATGTGTTGCCATTGGTAGCGGACGAACCAACCGCCGCGAAGATGTCGATCACGCGCCAGCTACAACCAACCGGGATGGTCATCGTGTAGCTTCCGTTGGATCCTGACAGCGTTGGAGCCGTCCCGTTAAATTCTACATCAACAGAAATACCCGGACGGGTAAGGGTCACACGGCCGACCGTTCCACTTCCACCAGTTGAAAGGTTTCGGATGGCGGTCGAATTTAGCCGGTCATCATCGGCCAGGGTTTCGAGTGCGGCGACTAATTGTCCCGGGGTCGTATATCCGCCGCCGCCAACGGACGCTCCGCTTTCGATTGCCGTCACACGACCGTCAGGCCCGACCGTTACCGTGGCGTTGGTGTAGGTTCCGGGCGTTACCGTAGTGTTCGCCAATCCTGGGTTCGGGTATTCACCAGTTAACACCCCGCCAGCCGGTCCCGTAGGTTCCCCCGCATCAAGCGCGGCCACTTCGGTTTGTAATGCGAAGGAGTCGATTTGATCGTGTTGGGATTCGACGGAGGCAACACCCCCGCCCGTGACTTGCGCCTTTAGTTGCGCTCTTGTTCTTTGTGCCATTGCTAAAAGTTAGTTTGTTGGTTCGTCCCATACGAGGGTGCCGTCCCATGTTCCATAATTCCAACCCCGCAACACTTCCGGCTCGGGAAGGTTAAGGACGAAGGTTTGCGATTCTTGCAAGATACCACAGCCAGCGGTCAGGAAGACCAGCTTTGCCGCGAACCAGTTGGAAGCGTCCACCGATATTCCCGCGTTGATTTGCGCGGCCGTGTAGCTTCCCTGGCGTGTGAACATCCCACCTTCGATCATAAAGTACACCTCGACGGTGGACCCGGTCAACGCCAAACCTGTCAAGGTCGTGTCGGTGATTTCGGTGATCTTCGGCGCGGTAAATCCGAAGGGTGTCCCGGTGTGTACGAAATACCGCTCGGAGTATACATCAAAGAATAGGTCACCCGCTACCGCATCCCGAACTCGTGTCGTGTCCGGGCTTGTGGATAGGTGGGTGATTTGTAGGACATTAAACGAACCGGTTGGCCCCGCGCCCAAATCTATCACCCCGTTCACCGCGATGTGATCGCCAACGATTCCGTAGGTGCCAAGGTTGTCCAGGTTGTTGACAAACTCGCTAATTCCAAGAACGCGGTTTGTGGTGTACCGAACACTTAGGCATTCGTTACCGGTCGGGACGTTGATGGTCGCGCCCGGGTTGCTTAGGGTGGTGACGACCGTATCGGTTCGGAACACGAACTCGGCCACCGCCAGCCGTCCGTATTCTTCCCAGTTCAGATTTTCAAGGCTGAAGCGTTGACAATCGTAAACTTCGCCAAGATGGTGAACCCGTTTGTTGTGGTGCTGGTGGATCGTCCGAAGAACGTCGGCGAGGTATTCGGGGACCAGGTACTCGAAGTTGTATTGCTTCCACGTCGTAACCCGCAGCGGTATTTCCACACCATTCTTAACCTTCACCTCTTGGTCAACCGGATAGGTCGGCTTTCCGATGTCGGTGGCCATCCACACGTAGTTCCGGTACGGGTAGGCGTAATCAATCACCCCATCACGGTATCGAATTGGTTCGTTATGCCACCATTCGACCTTGACCATTTCGGACACGTCGGCCACCATGCAAAACGTGTCCGTCTCCCACGTTTGGGCTCCGTCTGACATCTTGGCATGATATAGACCTTCGGCCCAAACACCCGGAAGCGCAACCGTCCCGAGGTATCGGATCGTGTCCGTTTCATCGCCAGTAATAACAGACAAACCCGTCGCCCGCATATCGGCCAGGACATTACGAACCTCTCCGGTTTCTTCCCGGATGATTTCGAAGCGCGATATGTCAAAAGGCGAACGGTCCCGAACCAGTTGGAACGGATAGAAATAGCCAACCTCAACGGGTAGCCGGTATTTTTTACCCCGGACGTATTCGCGCCGGTGGTGTATCATTCGGGGGTTGGTAGTCCACCCCATGACGTTCATGTTAATCCGTTCCATGTCTGAGGGTGGTTGTTGTGATTTTGCTAATCATGTTCTTCGAAATGTTTGCCGGAAGGCCACCGCCGAGGTCAGTGACCACCAGGCTATTCGGTGAAAAGTTCGGGCCGAGCGGGGCTTCGATTTCTTGCGTTCTACTTCGGCGGACTGACCTGGCCGTGGCGGATTCGCCGTTGATCAGTAGTTCACCTCCAGGCATATTATCAAGGTAGTACTGGGCGTGAAGTGTAGGGAAGGCCAGCGCGCCGTTTTGGGACACCAGGAAACCGGGAACCTGTTCCTCTATGACGATCAATTGGCCATCGGCATCTTCACGGCAAGCCAAGACGAAGACCGTCTCTTTGGAAAAGGCCGAAGGTTGTGACAGCGCCAGTTGTAGATCGGTAACGAATCGGCTGGTGATGCGGTCCTCTTTGCCGGTTTCGTCAACGTACCCGGAAGTGATGACGATGTCTTGGCCATCGAAGGCGACGCTGGTATCATTAGCCCACCCGAAAACGATCCGGCCAGGCAGTCGGCTTTTGTCGTATTCGTAGACGTTGGTGGCAAAGGTCCAAGGCCGTCCAGTGAACGGGTCAAAGGTTTGGCGAAGATCGGCTCCCACCACCGGTTGCCCGTCGTTGTAGGTCTGGCCATTCTCGAAGAACCTGGCCGCTTCGATTCGGTAGCGCCCCTGGTCATCAATGAAGGGCTCGGCTTGGAAGGCAAAGCGCCAAAGGTCGAGGAGGTCTTTCATCTTGAAAGGTAGCCGCGTGACTGGCGTGTCGTAGCTGGCAGCTAAGATATTACCGGCGGGGACCAGGACGTATTCGATGCGGGGCCGTCCGGTGATGGGGTTGGCGGCGGCGTAGAATAGTTGGCTGTGTTCTTCCGTCGCTTCAAAGGTTGCCGGTGTCCCCATTTCGGTCAGCATTGACGACACGGTGGAAGCCATCGACAACGTGTCCGGGATCGTTATCAATTCACCAGCGGCGCGGAAAATGTTGAACAGGTCGGAATCCCATCGCATCCACCAACCCACCTGGGTCCATTCCGAAGCCGCCAAGGGAACCTGAAACATTGCACCAGCCGGAAGCGATGGCGCGGCGATGAACTGGCCGGAGTGATCGTAGGGTCCGCCCTCTTCGTACCGGCCAAACCTGTTCGTTACGCGAGTGGCCACCGACGGGATGATGTTGTCGATGTCGTACCGGCGGACACGTTTGAAGGACATCCCGGACGCGAATTGGTCACCGCTTGGAATCAATTCGGTCGGTTCACCGTCGAAGCTGTTCTCGTCGGTCAGTACGCGGCCGTAAGCGGTCATTTGGTAGAACCGAACCTCGTCACCGTTTTCGGCCACCAGCCGCCGCCATCCACCAACGGTCACCTCGTTCGTTCCCGCTGTCCCTTCCGGTGTTTGATACGGTCCGAGGCTGTAGAAAGTTGGCCCGTCCGGTTCTTGCGTGTTGGTGTCAGGATCAAATTCACCCTGCCCGAAGGTGAAGTCTAAAAGATAGGCACCATCTGACCGGCGGAAGGTAGGGACGCTGGGGTTGGTGAACCCGGCGAAGAAATAGACCCCGCTGACATCTACGGCCACGTTTGGATCGTAAGGGACATAACCCACACGGAACGGATTCCGTGACCAAAACAAATCCCCGAAGGTGATCGAATTGAAGAACGTGACCGGCTCGACCTGGCGTTGCCAATAGTTCCCCGGTTGGATGTTGGTGACAAACTTCGACCCTAAAAGGTACACCTGTAGGACGGGGTATTTTGTGTAGCTGACAGTCCGCTGTTCCGCGCCAAGTTCTAGGAGGTTGTATTCGGTGTCGAGGTTGGCTTGGTATTCGGTGTACCGGTCGTTGACAATCAAGCTGACCTCGACGTGTTTTTCGTCTTCGTTGATCCGGCAATCTGTCTTGGCGAACTTTCCGGCGAAGAACATCACCTCCGCGCCGTCGATGATTTCAAAGATGTCCAAGTAGTACCGGCGGGCAATGCTTCCCCCTTGCACGTCTTCGTAACCGTTGCCCCTGGTCAGCGTGAACGGTTCCGAAATTGACGGACGGAAGTAACGCGAATCGCCCTCCGGCGCTTCGTCGCGCTGGTGGGCGTTGGTGTAGATGGGTTCAATCTTCCGACCATCACCATCGTCAATCCGCAAATAAAAAACGTAGTCGCCCTCTATCATTCCACGTAGGTCGTTGTGGTCCAGCCTTGCGTCACGACGCGCTGGCCCTTGTGATTCCGGCTTTCCCTTACCGAAGTATTTCCCCGGATCCCCGAAAGGATTCGGTTGGTGCTGGTCATATCCACCTCCGTCGTGTTGTGGATAATGGCGGGGTCTTCACCGCCCGCCAGTAGTTCGCGGGCAATATAGACATCATCGAAGGAGCCTTTATTGAACAGGTCGGTGATGGCCTTGATCTTCGGACCGTTCGCCTTCATCGCTTTCCGGCTCCAAATGCTTAGACCTTCATCCTTTTCCGCGTACCGGGCCTTGCCTTTCTTGGTCCGCCCGAGGTAGATGTCGTCACCTTTTTCGTGACTGGTTCCGTAGTCCAAGGTTTCGAAGTTACCCTTGGAATTGTTCTCCCTGGCCAGCTTGCCCGCTTTGATCTTACCCGCGACGAAGCTACCAAACATCAAGGCGACGGCGGGAATGGCCGCGAATATGGGAAGCTCGGCGAATATCTTGGAAACGGCGGTGATCAAGTTGCCCGCCTGTTGTGCGGTTTGAATTCGCCGTTGTGCTTTGTCCGCCTTTTTCTGACGTTCCAACGCCTCCTCCTGTAGCTTCTTTTCACGTTCAACCTTTTGCCGTGCCGTTTCCACGTTGGCAGCATCCCCGGCGGCTTGCGCGGCTAGTTCCGCTTGGAGCGCGTCGTTGGCGTTTTGTACGCGGGTGTTGGCGTTTTGTACGCCTTGGTCCGCTAGTTGCTTTTGAAGGTTGAAGACATCCAAGATTTGCGACTTGACGAAGTCGAATGCACCCTTTAGCGCGGCCAGTTGGTCCCCGCTTATTTCGATGCCAAGCTGCGCCAGTAGACCCTTTCCCTTTTCGGGGTTTTCGATCTTGGATATTTCGGCCTGGATGCCCTTGATGCGGTTCCGGTATGTTTCCACCACCGTATCGGATAGATTGCCCTCCTCCTCGGTGTTGATGTCGATGACAGCCTGAAGGCGGGCGGCTTCGGCGGTTAGTCGGTCCTTGGTCTTTTGGGCCTCGGTCCGTTTGTTCAGGTCCAAGATGGAAGCGTCGAGCGCGGCCTGTTCATCGAAGTCCTGCAACCGGCTTTCTATCCGCGCTTTCTTCGCGGCTTCGTCGGCCTTCCGTTGGGCTTCGGCATCGGCCAGGCGTTTAGCGGCGGCGGCGGCTTCGGCATCTTCCAAGTCAGCGGCGGCGCTGTTCAATTCTTGCACCGCGCTTTTGCGGTCCCGAACGATTTCCAAGAGACGGCCTTCGATGATCTCGGACAACCCGAGACTCCGAATCTTTTGGTTAAGCCGGACGGCATCACTTTCGCCAATCAGTTCGTTCGCGTCAACCTGAATGCCCGTGAACTTTTGGATGGTTTCGATTTGCTTGGCGAAGGACCGATCAGACAACGCGAGGGTTTCATCAAGTAGGGCGCGACGTTCCGCGAACGTGTTCCGGTCGTCAGCAATGAGCCGCTCGTTGATGGTCTTTTGGTTGTCGAATCCATCAATCAAGATATCCAAGTCCCGCTCGAGTCGATCCTGACGAAGTTCCGCCCGCGTTCGCTCGTTATCCCGAACCGCCAGGGTTGCATCGCGTTCGGCTTGCGCGACGGCTTGGTAGGCCGCGAGTTGCTGGTCCAGTAGGTCTTCGATCTGTTCACCGTTGGCCCGGCGCAGTCCTATTTCTTGGTTTATCGTTGATAAGTTGTTCCGGGCAATTTGGGCCTCTAGCTTGGAACGCTTCTCCAAAGCCACCCGCGCCTGTTCAGCGGCTGTTTCCCGTTCTTGGAAGGACTTGGTAGTGTCGTCAGCAATGGAACGCGCCAGCCCTTCCGCTGTGGCCAGCGATTCGACGGACTTTTGAAGGTTGCGGTTGGCGGTCCTTACCGATTTCTTCGTCTGTTCTAACTTGATGAACGCGGCCGCTTCTTTCGTCAGTTCTTCGGTCGTCTCCCGGATGGCGTTGGCCAGGTCGCTTTGTTGTTGCGCGTCCAGTCCGGTGATGGCCTGGTTCACGGCAGCGAACGCATCCGTCCCCGCTTCTTTCAAAGCCTTCAGGTCGCGGTTCCAGAGTGCCTTCAACGCTTTGCCGATGGCCAGACCCAAAGGAATCACCGCCGTCATCCGGTTAATCAAGTTCTTCAAGATCGCTTCGCCCAAATTTTTCAACGCCCCGAGGGGATCATCAAAGGCATCACCCAACGCACCGGCCACCGCGTCGGCAACGTCCACCAGTTGCGACATCCCAGCGTTAACCAATCCGGTCACCTTGGTCATCAACTTCGCCCCCTTTTCCGAACGGGTGAAGGCGTTGAACAGCGCGCCAAGGCCAGCCACCAGCGCGGCAACGAACAACACGACCGGGTTGGCCAGTAGTGCTTTGAACGCTGTCCGCATACCACGAACGCCACCGACCACCTGACCAGCGGCCCCCGGGAAACCTCCCATTTCATCGACCGCCGCCTTGATGTCTTCTTTGTAGTTGCCTACGTTGCGCGACGTTACGCCCAGCGATTTGTCCTGCGCCTTCAGGTTGTCGTTGATTTCGTTGATCCTGGCCACCAACGCCTGGCCCGCTTTGGTGTTTTGTACTTCGGCCTCGGTCAGCTTCTTATACCGAATCTTTAGGATCGACATCTCGGCCGACAACCGGTCATAGCTTCCGACTTTGTTGGCGTTCAACTTTGCCTCGAGGGTGGCCAGCCGGTTCGCTTCACGTTGGGACAACGACAACGCCTTCAACTTTTTGCCGGTATCGGTCAGGCTTACTTGGTATTTGATGTAGTTCTTCGCCAGCTTGTCCGCTGCCTTCGCTTGTTCAAATACCAGGTCGGTCTGTTCGCTGGTGGCCGCGCCCAGTCCGTCCGTGGCTTTCTTCAACCCGGCCGCGTCTTCTTTGACACCCTTCAACAGCTTCGCATATTCCGCACGAAGGGCTTCCAGTTCCTTTCGGACCTGTTCAAGTACGCCGTCGTTTTCGACCATCTGACTGGTCTTGATCGGGTTGTTATTGTTAGCCATTCCGGTCTACTTTTTTGTTTGCGCTTTCACCCTGGCCTGAAGGATATCCGCATTGGTGTAATATTCCATGATGGTCAGCGTCTTCGCGTCGCGTCCTATCATTTCGCTAATGTGGGCAACGGTTCGTTCGTAGACCCGCTTCATCACCGCCTCGACCCCATTGGTCCCGGTGAACTTCGAGGGCTTGTGGAATTGCATCAACCCGTCATCGATTTCATCAATCGCAGCCACCATTGCGGCCGGTTCTTGTTCTGACATCACCCCCCGGATGATCGTCCGGCTCCGTTCCATCATCCGGTGATTTAATTCGGCTTGTTTCGCGTTGGCCATCATCTTCGGGAAGTGGAGCGTTAGGTCACGTTCGGCGTTTTTTTTTACCGCGTTGATGATGGTCGATATAATCCGGGCCGTCAAACCAGCACGACCGAAGGCAGTCGTCAACCTGGCCACATTGTCCGGGCTAAAGTCCGTCAGTTCTTCGCCGTCGATGGTGTTGATTAAGTAGACAAAGGCGGCAGTCTTCGGGGAGACGTTGTTGATGACGAAGTACAAATTTTGCCGAATGTTGGCCACTTCGGTTTCGTATTCGGCGAACATCTTCTTTTTGACAAACTTCCCCATCCTGACCAGGTGGCCGTCGAAGGCCTCCATGTCGGAACCAATTCCGGCCTCTATTGCTAGTTGCTGGTTGAACATTTGGAACCGATGGATTGGCATTTCTTCGATGTCCCCGTCGTGGTATTCGATGATCATCCCTTTTAGTTTCACGGTCTTCATAGGCAACGGTCGGCTTGGTAAGTGATGACGGTGTTAATGCGGAAACATCCATAAGGACGCTGCGCAAACATCGACTGCAAATTGGTGTAATCGTAACCCCGGTAAACTTCCGGGACGCGGTCAAATGTTCCCGCGATTGACATCCCGACGACGGAAGTATTAAGAATGGCCAGCACCGACGCTTTCACGTTTTCGACTGACATCCCGTCACTTCCATCATCGAAGACATCCCGGAAGTCAAACCACACAACTAAACCAGCCTCGAACCGGATCCGGGGTGCCGATCCTTGCGGGGATAGATATTCCTGACGGCCAACAACGTCGAAAAACGAGAACGAACCCAAACGGTCGTCCGGTAGTAGCCCCAGGTATTCATTATCCGCGCCAGTATTGCCCCCTTTACCGACGAACACCGCCGGGACATAGTTCCGGTAGCTGTCATCGACGGCGATGGCTTCACAACGCCCGTATGCGGTCCGCAACCAATCAAGGCCGGAGGACAATTCCACCAGCAACGGATCGAGGGCCGCGTCGATCAACTTCGGGTCGGTGAATGTTTGGCGGTTGCGTATTGTCATTTGGTTAGTCGTTTTCGGATTTCATCCTGTAAATCGTCACAAATCAAGTCCCGGGCTTCGGCCAGGCTTTCATCGGTTAGGCCGAAGATGTCCGGCCCGTACTTGCGCTCTAGCTTATCGGCCTTTTCGTCCCGGCTAAAGATGCCGAAGAACGTCGAGCCGTAGTGTATCGTGAACCCGTCGTAAAAGTCCCCGGTGTCTTCCAAGGTGACGCGGTCCGTCGGCTGTCCTTTGATCGTTTTGATCTTGATCGTTAGCGGCCGGTATTCGGGGAATATCTTATCACCCGCGCCGTCGATGCCTTTGGCCAACTGGTCCTGGGTGTTTAGGTCCAAGATTTCCGGCTCGAACTTCCGCACTTGGTCCAACACGATCCGGTCGAGGTTGTCTTCGACATCCTTCACGTTTGCAATCAGTCGATCAAGCGCGGCTAGGCTCATGTGGTTCCGTATTCTACGCCATTACTTCGACACGGTAAACACACCGCATCGATGGCCGATTCGTCGAAGGCTATCCTTTTGAGGGCTTTGTCGTATTCGTGGCGAAGACCGGAAGCCCTTCCCATCGCTTCGCCGTGTAGGTCATAATTCACCTGGGCCTTGTCGGTCCCGGCGTTGTGTCGGTTGGTGCGGGCGCTACTGTTCCACACGTACTCGGTCAGCAACTTCAACGCGACCCCCTTGGCGACCGCATCCGCAAAGTGCCGACGCTGTTCAACTAGGAATTCGGTATAGTCGCAACGGACGGCGGCTTTGAAGTTTAGACCATATCCGACGGACGTAGTCACCCCTTCGGTCAATCGTTCACCGGCGGGGATGCCACCCTCGAAGCCGGACACCCGAAGGAACCGCCCAACGGGGAAGCGTCGGCCATCGCTGGCGCTTAGTGATCGGCCAGCGAGGTCGTTTTGGTTGTAAGCCACGAACCAGGTCGGACCGGCGGTGATGGTCCAGTCCAAGGTGATCCACTTCGTTCCACCAGCATCATCGGCCGTCGTGACAACTTCGATGGTTTCCACCGGTGCAGCGGGTCGATCTGACCGCCAAAGTTCCAAGGTGAACGTCTCGGCCTGTTCCATGCGGACACCGACGGCAATCAAGTCGGCCACCAGGCTCTCGGATTGCGGAAGGAACAACACACGGCCGACCACCTTGGCGCGGTTCGTGTCGGCTGCGGCTTCCAAGTTTTGCGGAAAGATCACCGACCGGCTGAGGAGGTTCTTTGCCGTCCGGTTCATTTCCTTCATCGTGAGCCAGTCGTTAACCACTTGGATGATGCCTTGGTCCACACGTTCGCGGAGCCAATCGTTGAAGCCGTCGAAGACATCCCAGTCGTCAGAACCGTCGGCCGGGACCGCGCTGGTGGTCTTGTTCGCTTTCCATTTCTTGCCGCCGTTGACCACGATGGTCCCGAGCAAAAATTCCCCCGCCGCCCAGTCAGGGTAAGCGAAGGAGGAAAAGTCAGGCGCAAGACCGGCCAAACTGTTCAACGTCATCAAGGGGTGCTGCACGTCAAACCGAAGGCCGGAAGAACTGGCCAAGAGGTCCGGGTCGATGATGTCAACGCCACCGGGGTCCGGGTTTTGATTGAATCCAACCAACCCGGCAAAAGCGGCAACGATGTCTGTAGTTTTGAACATGGTCTATAATTAAAAGGGGACCGGCCCGAATCGGAACCGGCCCCCCGTTTTCACTCCTATCACAGAGCCTCTTTTTACGCCGTGGCCAGGTCGAAGCCGATGACCGGCGACGGGATCGTGGCGCGGTCGCTGTTCCACTTCGTAACCCAGGCAATATCGACGGCGAAGTCGAAGGCTTGCTGGACGGTACGGGTCAGGTTAGACGACACGTTGGCGTTGCCGCTGACATCGACGGCCTTCGTGTAGCCGTAGGTGCCGAACTCAATACCGAGGCCGGGCATCACAATCGTCCCCCATTCGTGTCCGTCCGGGAGGGTCGTGCGGAAAAGGCTGTCGGGTTCAACCCGCGTCAGCATACCGAGGGTGCCGGGCGCGATGGCGTAACCGGTCGCGGCTTTGTCGGCAGCGTTGGCGATGGCGTTGGAAAAGTGGTAATCCTTCCCCATGAACTGGAGGGTCTTGTTCTCCGTGTTGAAGTCGGAGAAGCCTTCCATGCGACGAAGGACGGCCAGGAATCCCTGGTTACCCAGGATGTCCATCTGCATCCCGTCGAAGTCGTTGCTGTTCATCATCGGCTCGAGGTCCGCTTGGATGTACGACTCTTTCAGGTTGGCGGCGGTTTCGCTGACGACGTTGGCGGCGAAGGTGTGGCCACCGGTGACTTCGGCGATGACTTGCGTCTTGGCCGCGTCGATGGCGGTCCGGGCGGAGCCTTCGATGGCGCTGGTCATCTTCACCAGCATCGCGTTCATCTTACCATTGAAGTCCTGCTGGTAGTCCACGTCGTTCGTGAAGTGCTGGCGGGGGTACATGGTGAAGCCGTAGGCGAAGGTGGTCCAGGTGACCGTGTAGAAGCCGGACGTGTTCTCGTCGTCCGCAATCACCAGGGGACGGTTGGACCGGATGGTCACGTCCTTGTAGTTGATGTACGGAATCTTCACGTCGCGCCCCATAGATAGGGCGGCTTTCTGACGAAGATCGTCGGTGATGAATGAACCGATGCCGTTGGTCTGCTTTTGGAAGACATCAAGACAACCGGCCCGCATAGGGCGGAACTCGTTGGAGCCGAAAGTGGGACTTTGGGCGCGAAATTCCTGCGCAAGCGTTGCGATAAGTGACATAGTAGTCAGATTTAAAAGATGAAATAAGAACCTCGCGGGGCTGTCCTATTGCCCGGCCCTTTTGTTATTGGATTGGAAGATCACCGACCGAGTTCTCGGCGTAGATCGCGTCGAACTTGTCCTGGTAGTCTTTGTGGTTGGTGGCTATGCCTTGGTCCCGAAGATGCGCGTCGATGGCTTTGTTGGCTTCGACCCGTGTGGTCGCGTTCAACGTTAGCACACCTCCGCCGGATCCGCCGCCGCCTTGGTTGCCGGTTGCGGGGGCTTTGGTTCCTCCGCCCGGCTGTTTCTCGGCTGTTTGCCAAAGGTCCGCCATCACCTGACCGGCAAGGTCTTCGACCGTCATCGGGTTGTTCAGGTTGTTCGGGTTGTTGACGACGTGGCCATTCGCGTCGATCAATCGGAGGACTTCTTTGGTTCCGGTAGCCGTGGCGACGGTTTCGATGCGTCGGCCGTACTTTGCAAGCGCGTTGGCCATCCGGGTTTCGGCCAGTTCGTTGTAGACCTTTTCGTCCAGTCCGTTCTTCCGTTGCTTACCGCTGGCGGCGGATCGCCATTGGTTGCCGAATTGCAGACCGGTAAAGGTTTCGTCCTTAGCCTTCAGCGCTTCCCCATGTGCGGTTTCCTTTTCCGTCAGTTGGGTTTGAAGCTGACCGACACGGTTCTCCGCGTCCGCCAGCTTGCGCTCTACTTCGGCCAAGGCGTTACGGCTGGCGCTGTCGCCACCTTTGGCTAGTTCCTTAGTCAGTCGGTCCACTTCGGCCTGTAGTGTCGCGGTTTGGGCTTCCCCGCCGGTCTTGGCGGCTAGTTCCTTGGTTACGCGGGCAACGTAGTCGTAGTATTTCTCGCCCTGGTTCTTGTCGATCCCGGACGCGGCTTTAACGGATTCCTCTATCCGTCCGGCAGTTTCACCGATTCGTTGCGCGATGACGGCGTTTTCGTCGTTGCGGGAAAGTGTCTCGAGGGCGCTGACTTGTTCGTCGGTCAACGTGGCCAGGATTCCCTGGGCTTTGATTACGGCTGCGGTTAGCATAGCTGTTTAATTGTGGGGGGTTGTGATAGGAATGTGGCCTCCGTTTCCGGTTTAGCCTTGGATTTTTCGGAACTTCATCACCCGCTTCCGGGCCAGCTTCGTCTTCTCGTCGTAGTCATCGAAGGGGAAGGGTTTCAGTCCCGGGGCCAAGTGATCCACCGTAAGAACGGTCAGGCCGGTCCCTTTGTGGTTCTTGATGAATTGCGGCCAGCTTCGGCGGTTGACCGTGTGGGTGAACGGCTTACCCATCGGTTCACCGGTTTCTGTGTCGAAGGTGATGGCCTCAACCGTCAGGCGGCTGTATTCTTTGTCGATGGCGGAAACTTCCGGCTCCTTCGGATCATCTTCCGTCTTCGGCGCGGCGGGTTCCTTCGGCGCGACGGGGATCGCTTTAAAGGCGGCGATGATGTCCTCCTCGTCATCCGGGTAAAGACTTAGGAGGTCACCTTTGACCGTTGCCGACGTAACCCCGAGGGTTTCATCGGTTAGGATTTCGGCGAAGGTCTTGCCGCCGTTTTCGTACTTCTCTTTGATAGCGTCGAGGCGCTCTTGCTTTTTCATTGGTAAGCGGTTGAATGATTAAAAGTTTTCGCCTTCCGGTGGTGGTCCCGGGGGCGCTGGTTCTGTTTCGGATTGCAAGGTGATCGGCTTCCGCACCCCGCCAGTTTCGGACCAATCGCCGGACACTTCCGTCCCAGCGGGTGGAAGACCTAACGCCTGGCGGAAACTGTTCTCGTCGGCCTGTTGAGGTGTGATGGCCCCGGCGCGAACGGCCACACCGTAAGCATCAACGCGGGCCTTTGTTTTGACTTCTTCGGAAACGTCAACGTCACCACCTTCACCGTCAGGATCCGGCTCGGCTTCCACTTCCGGCATCACTTCCATCGCGTACCCCTTCAGGGATTCGTAGACGGCACGAACGCGGGCGGAAAATTCCAAGGCCAGCCCGAAGGTTGTGACGGGTCCGTTTTCACGTTCAAACCTGGCTAGCAACGAGGAGAAGTTGGCTTTGATGGAATAGTCGATCAAGGACAACGCGCCGTCGTCCTTTAGTTCTTTGGCCTGGTCCGTTGATAGGTGTCGGCATGGTTCCAAGTTGACCAGGAACCGCATCCGCTCCAACATTTCGGAATCATGCCGGTACTTCGTGTCGATGAACTGGTCCTCGAGGGTGTCCAAGACGTAGGCGCTGGCGTTCTTTTCCCGGGCGGCGTGGTAGGCTTCGAGTAGCATTTCCGCCGTGACGATGTAGTACTGGGTGCCGTAGTTCGTGACAAATTCGGCGATGGCATCAACGCCGTAACGAAGGCGGGCAATCGTAGACTCGAGCCAGTTTTGCGGATGTTCGAGGTTAGGCTTCAAAGTCATCAGCGCGGTCGTCCCCGCTTCAAATAGCGACTGCACCTGTTTCTCGTTGATCGGCTGGCCGTCCTTGGATTCCATGCTGTTCCCGGTGATGGCCATAAATATCCGCTGGGCGGTCTGTTGATTGTCTTCGCTGTTGAACTTCAACAGGTCAACGCCCGGCTCGATCAAAGCGGCGGGGTTCCGAAGGTCCGCCATTTCGTTATCACCGCTGGGGGGATCGACCAAGATGGTCGTACCTGGCCCGGCAAATTCGCCGGGGTTGGAACACTTCGGACACTTCACCATCCCCCCAGTCCGGGGGTTCACCAAGCCGTCGTTGCTGTTCATGTCCCGCATGATACCCATGTGGCAATATGCCTCCCGGTCGATGTCCTGGTGGTTGCAGTTGGACTTGTAACCAGTCCACACCGGGTAACCCGCGTACATCTTGTGGTGCCGCGCAAATACGACATCTTTCAACAAGTGATCAAGTTCGCCCAGTTGAATCGACACGGGGCTGCGGCGTTCAAATCCGTCACCATTCAGGGACGTTTGCCAAAAGTGCTGGACCGGACAATATCCGAGGTCGTGTTCGTTGGCGGTGATGACATCCCCCACCATGCCGGTCTTGGCATCTAAGGAATAAACCGCGTACTCATCAACGTCATAAACGGCGAGGGTCCGCTTTTCATCATCACCATAAAAGGCGACCCAGTTGAATACGCCATCAACTTCATCGAAGTCAACGACACGATCAACCGGAAGAAAATAGTAGTAAGGCTCCGGCCGTTCGGTCACCTGTTCCGCCGGAAGGTCCACAACGATCAACGAATTAAACGCCGTCCGCATCGCCTGGGCGCTTTGCTTCCGCCATTTCTGTCCGCCGCCGATGGTGTTCCAGTATTCTTGGTAATCGGCCTCGAGGCTTTCGTTGGTGAACTCCCGACGGATGACGGGGTCGCGGCCGTCGTAGACCTTTTCCAAGGCGGAAAATATCTCGTCGGTCAGGGAAACGGTCGGGACGGGGACACGAAGCAAAGCGCAGAACTTTCTGAACTTGGCCTCGGTCGGCAAGATGGAAGCGATAAAATCAAGAAAAGACCCCGGCACCTTGTGGTGTGGAGTCTGTATCACATCAACGCGGGTGTGAAGCCCGACGCGGCGCTGGTGTTCAGCTGCCCGCTTGATCTTCGTCCGGTTCTTCCCCCCGGACACGATCTCCTTGATTTGTTGCGGCGTTCTTGGCATCGTCTGTTTTGGCTTCCGTTGATTTGGATGAACGCGCCCGCGTCTTGGCTTTCAATTTCCAGCCCCCGTTGTTCCGCATCGAAATGATGCGACGGGCGTGGTCTTCGTCCAAGACGCGGTCGGCGTACATCGGGTGAACTATCGTAAGTTTCACTAAGCGACGGGGTTGGCCAGGTCCGCGAAGGCGTTGAAGTCAGCGGGCTTGACGATGATGAACTTATCGGACCAGTCCTCGAGGTAGGTCCAGTTGACGGGGTTGTAGTCAACGCCTTCCAAACCGCCGAACACCTTATCACCGACGCGGAAACCGTAGGCCGGGATCGGGTAGTATTCGGTAGGGTTGGCGGGGTCGTCACAAAGACAGCCGATGTTGCCGCTTTTGTCGATGAGGTAGTGTCCCATCTTTTCGCACGTCCACCCCTTCAGTTGCGCGATGGTGTCCTGCTTTTGTTGCAAGAACTTACCGGACCAAGGTGAAGGCTCGGAACCAAGGGGGATCGGGATCCCGCCCAGGGTCAGGTTACCACCACCGTATTCACGGGCGGCACCGGCTTCGTTTTCCGGTTCTTGGATGAGGGGGGTCATGACGATTTTGGAACCATCGGCAGCGGCCAGGAGCGGAGTCCAAGATGCCAATGCGGTGATCGGCGTGGCGGCTACAAATTTATTTTTGGTTCCGTCGGCCTGTTGTAGCCGTTGCCCGGCGATTTTGGCCAGTTGATCCATCTGCTCGATGCAGTCGTGAATCGTTACGTCATTGAGGGCCGCGCTTGGCGGACAGTCGCAAATTCTACCCATTGTCTAGGATAATTTTCGCGGCCTTGCCTTTCGAGCCACTGTTTATGATGATTGCAAATATAACAACGAATTAGGGAATTTATTGGACGGGTCATAATTCTAGTTGTAAACCCCGGCCTGTTGACGGTCGAAATGATGATAACAAGCGTACCCCGTCAGGTCAATATATTCATCATGTGCGGCCTTTGGATATCCGCACATTTGGGACAGATACCGCTCGTTCCAAGTCCCCCGAACCAGCACAACCTTACCCGCGTGAATCTTCGGCGCGGCCACCGTTGCCCGTCCCTCCTTGCCGGACGCGACCATTCGGCCCTTGATTTCGACCGGGGAAAGTGTCCGGCTTTTTGCTTTCATCAGTTGCCTCATCGACTTACCGGATGCCTTCGGCTCGTACCTGACGCGGGACCGGGGGCCGAGTCCGTGTAGCTTGGCAATTTCAACGGTTCGGTCAAGGCATTCGGTAATTTCCATATAAGCATCGGTGGCCAGCGCGATGTATAGCGTGTTGGTCATAGGCGAATAACCAGCCACCAGGAACCCGGTCGGGTCGTTCTTCGTGTTTTCGGTGTAGGCACCATCTACCCACAAATCCCACACCACCGACGCGGGGACTTCTTTGGCTTCGCAAAATTGGAACCATGCCCGCTTGATTTTATTACCCTCGGGCGATGTCGGGTTTTGCTGTTGTAGGCTTTCAAACATCGACGCATCCAACCGGCGGAAGGCTTCCAACTTGGCGAGGTTGTGTTTGACCGGCCACAACGCCTCGCCCGTCTCCCGGGGGTCGTCCGGGTGGGTGTAGTGTGGCTCCTTGATGGCGGCAAACTTCACGACTTCCCACTCGTCCGGCTCCCGTTCCAACAACCGCCCGGCCAAGTCGTCTTCGTGCCATCGGGTCATAATGAGAATCACCTTGGAATCATTATGCAGACGGGTTTGGATGACCGACGTGTACCAATTCCAAATGACCTCCCGCGTCCGTGGGCTTTCCGCTTCGATGTAATCCTTGATCGGGTCGTCAATGATGGCCAGGTCTACCGAACGACCGGATAAGCCACCGCGAACACCTACGGACTTCACGCCGCCGTTTTGCTGGTTCTTGAATTCCTTGGTTTTACCCTTGATCGTGGTCCCGGGGAAGACGGCCTGAAAGTCTACCGTTTCCGCCATGTCCTTCACCCGACCGGCAAAGCTGTCGGCAAGGTCGGCCGAATAGGACGCGATGACCGTTTTCCACGTCGGGTACTTACCAAGACAGAACGCCGGGGTCATCACCGAGGCCAGTTCACTTTTACCGTGTTGCGGCGGAACGAACAGCATCATCTTCTTACGATTGGGATCGGCAAGGAATCCCTGGATGGTGTTCGCTATCGCTTCGTGGTGCCAGTTGGCCCGGTACTTTTTGTTGTTGTATTCGGCGAAGGCCAGGAGGTTACCCCGGTTCGCTTTTCGCCGTAGCTGTTCCCGCTTCAGTCGTAGCTTCCGACGTAGTACATCACTCCCCCGGTCCTTCCGTTCTACTTTCTCCGCCGCTTCCTTTCGCTGCATCTTGTTCGGTTTTTAATGTGGTGGACTGGTCCAAGCGTTCCAACTCTTCCACGATTTCCGCGTCCGTGAAGTCTTCCAATTCCTTCGCCTTTTCATCGTTGGACCAGGACATCAAGTTAATGGCTTGCGTCGGCCGTCCGTGAACACGATCCAACAACGCCTCGAGGGTAGTCATTCGACCAGCGGAAATATCTGACCGGATCGCGCTGGCCACCATGACCATCCAAGCCGGGGCGCGAACATCCCCCGCGATGTCCTTCAACTGTTTCAAAGTCATCTCGAGCATCCGGTTAATGAATTGGACCTTTTCCGCCAGCGGCACCGCTTCACGGATGTCGATATTCATCTCCGCGCAGAGATTGCGCAGGACGTTTCGCGGCCGTCCGTTTGGGTTGCCACTTTCCCCGGGCTTCCAAACCCAGGGCTCCAAATGATCCGCCCGCGTGTCCCTACTCTCCTCCGCCATCTGTCGCCTGTTTATCGCCTGTTAGTTCCGGCATCGTCCAAGACTGACCGGTGATGTCTTCCCCATTGCGGGTGATCGAATACGGGCGGGCCGTTTCTTCCATGTAGGCAACCCACCGGCAAACGATCACATCGCAATAGTTCGGGGACAATTCAACACCATAACAGTCCCGACCGTTTCGCTCGGCTGACATCAGCGTTGTCCCGGATCCAAGGAACGGGTCTAACACCGTCCCACCAGGCGGACACGACGAAAGTATTATCCGATCCATCAAAGCCATCGGCTTCGGGCTGGCGTGGCCATGTCGTTCGTCACCGATGGGAGCGGTGAAGTGCCACACGTCGTTCATGTTGTCGTGGGTGTTGTTGAAGTACCCCCGGGTGCCATAGAATTCGTGTTTGATGCGGTCGTGTTCCGTCTTGATCGATTGGTATTCACGACCGAAGGCGGCGGTGTCCTTATCGAAGGCACCCGACCCGGCGGCGGCTTCGCGGAGGGCTTTGTAATGCTTCGCGGGAATGGGGACAAATTGGGACTTGGTGAACCAATGGGAATACATTCCGACCCCGGTGATTTCCTTGATCTCTTTCGGACCCCATCCAAGTTTGTCGGCTTGCGCTTTCAAATAGGACCGCACCGGCTCCCAGCCTTCGTAATAGTTGTCGGCGTTGTTGTTGAATCCTTGGACCCCCATCATAAAAAACAACAGGTGCTCGGTGGCGCGGGCGAATGATCGGGTGTGTTCGCTGTTCTGTCCCTGGCCTACGCCTTTATCCCATGTGATCCAATTCCGAAACGTGGCCTGGTCGTGTTCCCGTAGTGGTTTGAAGATGTCCTGGTAAAAATCCATAAGCGGCTCCTCGTAGCCGAATACGTAGACGGAGCCGACATCCGACAACCTTGGACCAGCCAGGCCAAACCAGTCGCGGTTGAATTGCAAGAGGTCGTCTTGGTTTTGGTTGTCGTTCAGGATGCCTTCGCGTTCTTTCTTTGCCCCGTATGGCGGGTCCGTGGCAAGGAGGTCGATTTCGTCGATGTCCCCGAGTAGATTGTGGAAGACACCAGCGCAAACGCTATCCCCACAAATCAAGCGGTGGCCATTCAGGTGATACACGTCTCCTTCCTTGGTGATCGCTTCCGCCTTGACTTCGGGCGCGACGCTTTCCGCCTTCGGCGCGTTGTCATCCGGCCAGTCGAGCGCGATGTCCCATCCTTCCAAATCTATCGGGTCGAAGTCTTTGACCAGGTTAGCCCCGTTCCAGTTGAGGTTCATCGCAGCCGTGGCGTTATCGGCCAGCGCCCCCACTTTGAAGCGCGGGTCTTCCGGTCCTTCGATGTCATCCCTGACCACCACCACGTACTCGTCGCCCTTGGTGTGAACGTATCGGATCGGCGCGTCGCGGGCTTCCGCCTCTTGGAGGGATTTGTTCCCGGCAATCATCGTCCCGTCAGCGGCGGCAACACCGGAGCGCAAGTAGCCGACTTCATCCATCGTTTCGCCAATCTTGGCGTTTCCTTTGGCGGTCCCGGCGTTGTAGTTGTTGGGGTCTTGCTTGAGTTTGGGGTCGGTCTTTTTAGTCTTAGCCATCGTGGTCTAGTTTGGGTTTCCGTGGTGAATCTTTTGAACGATGCCGATTTTCTTGGTGAAGTTGAAGAACTCCGGACGGGCTACCAACGGCGGGCGGGCGCTGGTCCACATCACACACTTCGAATCGGCTCGAATCATTACCGTCGGATCGACCTCTTTGGCATATTCCGTAATCATTTGAAAAGCCTGACGCGCTTGGACTGTTCCCCGTGGAACCATCACCAGGACAGTCCACTCCTTCGTGTCCGTCGTTTTCTTGATGAGGTCTTGGTCGTCCGGTCTTAATTTAGTGCCGTCAGCAAAGTCGAATTTGTTACCGAACAAGTCGGTTAAGGTGGCGAGGGCCATGTGATAGAATTGAAATGGTTAAACGTTCAACCCCGGGTAATCTTCCCGGAGTTCTTGGTCGTGTTGGCCTTCGATGAACATCCGGCGGATGCCGATTAAGCGGCTCAATTTGTAAGGGGAAAGGGTGACAGCGTTGGATTGGTTTCCACCAAACACCCACACGTCGCCGTTGGCTTCGTCGATCCGGGCCAATACCGCAACGTGGCCACCGCCGCCCCGGGTGAAGATGGCCACGTCACCTGCCAAGGCTTCGTCAACCTTTACCGGCCGTCCGCTTTTGAGCCAGGACTTCGCCAAGGCCGTCGGCCCTTTATTGGTTTCGGGGTCGATGATAATGCAAGCGTCAAGACCGACGAGTTGCATGAATATCGAACACCATGCAATCTCGCCATCATCGGAAGCCCAACGGAACACCCCCCGGTTATAACTTCGGATCATCCGGAGAATCCATTCATTAGACTTCGGCCCCGCCACTTCGCGGTTACCGGCGTACTTCAAAACGTGAAAACAAAGCGCTTCGTTGGCGGCTTCCAAGCCGTTGAACTGGTCAGACATCAGCGGTAATTATTTGAAGACAGTCGTCGCAAAAGTGGACGATGTCGGGTTTGTCATAACGGGCGGCGGCGTGAACATATTCCGACGTTGACCGCGCCCAATTGGTATCGCATCCATTGCACCGCGCCTTGCAGTTCCGGCCGCGCACGACCTGTTGAATAAATTCGGGTACGGTCCGGAGGTTGCGTTGAATCTTGGCGGGGTTGATGGGAAGGTCTTCGGGCTTCATCGGGAAGGGAAGAACTTGACGATGATGGTGATGACGTGGCTAATGTCAGACAACAACCGGCCAATGTTTCGGACCAGCGGGCGCGGGTAAGCATCGCGGAACGACCGCCGCCATTTGCGCGTTGTCCTCCGGTCGAGCGTTTCCCAATCGGGTCCGGTAGGACGCTCCCTTTTGTAGTATTCTTGCCAGTTCTTCGGTGGCTCGAGGTCTTTACTTTGTCGATCTTCCATGCCCAAAGATAAAGAAGCCGCGCCAGTCACCCGGCGCGGCCCAAATCATAATCCCTATAAACATATACGGGAAGGGCTTAAGATGGCCAGCCGATGCGACTCGACTGACCGGATTAACACCTAAAAACCCAAATTCTTGAAGTGGCGGGGGAGTACACCCTACTCAACCCCGCAGAATCTACTTCAAAGTTTGCGGGTGCAACCGCGATGCCTTCAACGTTTCCCCGGAGGGGGCGTGTAGTTCCCGTCCGGTTGGTTTTGATAATGCTGGCGACTGGATTGGTCGCCTTCGTTGAAGGCCATGAGCGCAAGGTAGGAATCGAACCTACACCGATAAAGCCGGAACCGCCTTGATCGTGGTGAGACATTAACACCAGGCGAACTCTACCGCAAACCCCCGAACGGGATGACTCGCGCAAGATACCGGGACGAACCCGGCACAAACAAACAATCATAATCTCATGAAAAAAAGACGACCTAAAAAATAATCTTTGATGTCATGGGACTTTGATGGGATCAAATAAATCTATCTCTGTGTAAGATCAAACCCCGGCGTTCCGGGTATTTGCTTTCGTTTGACTTCGTGAAGATAGGGGGAATTTTAACGGGTGCCAAATCCGTCAGCTACATCGCGTCAACGATGGGGACCGGCGTATCATTCCACACCAGGCAAACGCCCCCCATCCGAAGGTGTTCGGCGTAAAGATTGCGGACCTTTTTCATGGTCAAATCCATGTCGGGGTATTGCGCTTTGTCGTTGGCTAGGATGCGGTCCCAGTCCTTGATGTCCTTCGGGATAATCCACTCGCCTATCGGTTCGCCTTCAAATTCCCGGTACATCCCGGACCCCGCCCGCTTGCCACACTTCGGGCAAGTGATGAACATGGGGGAGGTTCCTTCGTCTCGGTGTTCGGTCGGTAGCTTGTGGCCATCGACGCAGGTGTATTGGTTTCTAAGTAGTGCCATCGTTTCGAATTATTTATTGGTGTAGTAAGCGGCGGCGGCGCTTCGGATTTGTAGTTGCCGCTGGTGGGTGAGTTCGTCTGTTTCTGCCTGGTAAAGTTCCGCCGTCTTGCGAACCCCTTTCAGGGTTGGCCACCATTTTCCGGGACCACGATGAAGGTCGGAAACGAATCCGTCCCGCTTTAGTCCGGCGAGTGCATTTCTGACGACGGGAAGTTTCAGTCCCGTCCAGAGGACGATCAAGGTCACGTCATGACTTCGGGTGGTGGCCGCAAGGCTGGCCAGGATAACACGTTGCGCGTCGGTGATCATTCGTTTGGAAATTGTTCCCACAATTCACGCTCGGCGGTGATGTGTAGGATCATTGCGTAATTGGTGCCGGGCTTTACTGTCGCGTAGATGTCTTCGTGGTATCGTACCCGATGGTGCTTTTCCATTTCGGTAAAAAACTGGCGCAACTTGTAAGCGGACTCCCATCCGTTCTTTTCGTTCACGCCCAAACGGACAGTGACTCGTTCGGTGACTTCGGGGATTTGAATACCGCCGCCAAATTGCCTCCGGAATGGTTCTTGTTCGTAGTCGGTTTGTATGTGTTCAATTCCCGGAAGAAAGTCCCGGCGCTGAAGGGCTTGAAATATATCCGGCTTGTTCATCGGTTCGGTGTTATGACAACCCGAGTCGTCCGCTTGATGTGTGGATCGTCGTCATTGATAGTGAACGATTTGAATTGGTTCCCGGCTTCGTAAGCATCCGGGAAGATGAACCGTCGGCTGAAGGTGACGACGATATCTTCGTGCTTCATTTTTACCGGCCACCTACGAAGCCATGACGCGGGGAAGTGTTGGAGTTTAAAGTGGTCCCACCAGGTCGCGGGGTTTTCGGTGTGAACTTTGGCCTCTTCTTTTTTCACTTCGGCCAGCAGTTCACCTTTGACCCGTAGGACGTAGTTACGGAAAACGGTCCCGCCAATGACCGGTATTCCCGCAAATCCGTTGCGGCCTTGGTTTTCAAAAATCCATTTTTGTACCTGTTCGGGATTAAATTCTTGCTCAAATTCAAATTTCACGTTTTCCAGGACGACTTCGTTAATGGTTCTCGTCAAGTCTTCTCGGCTATGATAGTTGGACATTGTTAAAGATTTGTGATGTGATAGGATTCCGAGCGGGGTCAGTGGCCGATTTCCTTTTGCAAGGCTTCCCCCGGCCACCTTCCCTGAAAAACTCGGATTATTTTTTGCGGATGCGGATGGAGTCGTTAAGCGCATAGAAGCCCGCTAAGGCCATAACTCCTAGCGCCAAGTATGTCAACCCTCCCATTCTTCCATAATTTCACCAGGCGGGCGGCGCTGGCCACTCCAGCGGGATAACGCGACGGCCGCAAGGTGTAAGGTTTCAAATTTAAAGGAACGGCGGTCAGTTCCTTCGATGTCCCTGACGACAACGCCGGAGCCATCGTCTTCCCGGATCAGTCCGCAAAGACCATGAGCCGGGGCGTACCGAAGGATTTCATATTGATCGTGCCAATGCTTTCCGGTGTGGCCGGAATCCCATCCGAGGCTAATGTCATCGATGAAGCATTTGACCGCGTCGTCATTTCGGAAGTCTTCCCAGTCACCTTTGGGATGAAACACCACGTAGGGGTTCGCGCCGTAGGTCGTTTTGACCACCCCCATTTGTTCGTCGCGGGTGACCAATAGGCCGGGGCTGATAAATTGTTTCGTCAGTTCAATCATTTCGATTTTGATTTAAGTCGTTTTTTAAAGTCTTTCTCCCGCGCCTTTTTTTCGGCGGCGGCGATTCGGTCGGCCTTCATTCTCACGATGTCAGCAATCACATCGGAGACGGTTCGATATACGACGAGGGTGGCCGCGTCTCGGCTGTGTTCGTTGTTCCCGCGCTTGGCGGGGAATCCACACCAGTCTTCGAACTGGACTGCGGTGGACTTCGTGGCGTATGGGATAGCGCTAAGTTTGCGGAGCGTTTTGATCGTCTTCCCCTTGATGGTCGTCTCTTTGTAGGCTTTCTTCCGGGAAGATGGCGCGACTTCAAAAACAGGAACACCGCTGTCGTGTAGTTTCTTGATCAAGTATTTCCCGGCGGCTTGGTTTTCGCCAACATTGCGGCTACTTTTAAACTGGCTCCGGACGATGGTGGCCATGTCTTCAAAGTTCATCTTTCCCCGCATGACCTGGGTGATGGCCCACTTGCATTTTTGCCAAGCGTTGAAGCTGACGGAATCCAAGGCGGGGTTTTCTACGACGGCCACCGCACGGTTGAGGTCCGTCGATTCGCAGACCCACTTGATGACGCTGTCGAAGTCGGACGTGTACAGGGTCAGGTGTCCGGTCGCGGGGACGTACCTGGCCACCCCCATCGTTATCCAAGATGGATCGAAGCCAATCAAGATATCGCGGTCCGGTGTGTTTGAGTCTACCATAGTTGGGGAATTGGGTGGCCGAAATATAACCACATTAGGAAAAGGATGAAGCCCGCGCCGAGGTGTTGTTGTAGATCGTAGATGAACCAGGTGTAAGGGATGGCGAACAACAACGCTGTGGATTCGCTTTTCGTGTTTCCTAGCGTTCCGAAGACGAAGACAAGCGAAGGGGATGGGGATCAAGAAACCTGGGACCGATTCGTTTATTTCCTTCATCCGGCGGGGCATCTTATTCGTGATTCCGGTTTTGGATAGGAACAGCAGGGGGAAGTGGAGGCAGTTGTAAACCGTGTCCCGGCGGTTCAACAACTTCGCGGCCTGGCGGTCTTTCTTATTTAGCCAGCGGCCGAACTTGGTGGTCTTTCTCTTGCGGCGCTTCATATATCCAAGCGGGTTTGCGTGGCCTTCACTTTCTTGGCGTGTCGGTCGATGATGGCCTGGTATTCTTTGTCCGTCATTTCGGTCAGGATGTCGCGGGCCATTTCGAGTCGGGTAAATTGATTGTTGGCGTGGTG